TTAAAACGCGAGCTTATCGTTAAGCATGGCCACCTGCTCAGTGTTCAGATCTTCAATCCAGGACGCGTATATTTCGTAAACCATCTGCGCGTTTTCGTGCCCCATCTGATTGGCTATAAAAGACGGGTTTGCGCCTGCGGACAAAAGCCAACATGCAAATGTGTGGCGTGTATGGTACGGATTACGGCGACGAATGCCAGCACGTTTTACACTGGCGTTCCATCTTGACCCGATACTGGACAATGAATAATACGGCTTCTGCTTTCCCTTTGCTGGCCGGGGCATAAAAACGAAACGAAGCTGCTGCTTCTCCGTCAGGCCGTATTCTCGATGATAGAAAACGATCTCTGTTTCAGGAAACCCGGCTGTCAGCTTCTTTTGTTCTTTTAGGGCGTCCAGCGCTGGCGTTAGAAGTTGCAGTGTTCGGATGCCTGCCTGCGTCTTGGGTGGCCCAAACATCCCCAAGGTGTTCAGGTTCCTGGAGACGTTTACCGTACCCGCCTTGAGATCGATATCTTCCCATGCAAGCGCGGCGAGTTCACCATGCCTGAGCCCGGAATACACCGCGAACTTCCACATATTATGGCTCTGACCGCTCAAAGCTGACATGAGCTTTGCAAATTCCTCTCGCATCAGAGGATCCGGTTTGGTATTGCTCTTCTGTAGCTTCTTGATGCCTTCAAATGCCTTGCTCTCAGTAAAACCAGACTTATAGGCAAAGCGCAGAAGAGAGCAAAGCAAAGAGATGTAATTATCGACCGTACGCACAGTTCGTCCGATTTTATTTGAGCGCCTGTCCAGAGGATACAGGGTTGAGCCATGCAGTAGCTCACTGCGGTAGCGAAGCACATCGTTATAGCTAATCTCCCTAATGACTGTGCTTTTGCCTACGACCGCTTTAAGCGTTGATATCTGCGAACCTGTTTTACGCAGGGTGTTTGCGCAGAGCTCAATTTCACGATTTTTTAGCCAGGCATCAGCAAGCTCGCCGAACGTGTTTATAATGAGCGTTTTTTGAACCGCTTGCGCCTGCTTAGAGTCAGGAAAACGCGAGCGGTAATTGAACTGACCGAGATTGATCTCACTGACAATCAGCATACGCAGCTGACCCGCTTTTTTGATATTTGCAGGGGTGACAAGCCACCCCTTGAGTACTTCGCGACAACGCTTACCTTTATACATGAACCAGATCCGGATGCTTTGACCTCTTATCTCCACGCCCTTGGGCAAATCTGACATCCTATGCATCCTGAATCATTTGGTTGATCTTGGGGTAGTTGTACCAGGTAATGCCGCGCAATGTTTTCTCCCCTGATGGTGAGACGCGTTTAAAGTGCACGCCTTCGATCCAACACCCTTGACGATATTTTTCGATCTGACGGTTATCGAGGCCCGTTCTGGCAGTGAGCCTTTCCTCAACAACCCACTCTTCATTAAAAATTACTTGTGCCATATGAAGTACCTGGCGATCAGCACGAGTATAACTATGCTGATCGCGCGTTGATGATATTTCGATATCAAGACATCCGTCCGGCAAGGTGACGCAGACGTCGCGCGCCGGTGATCGCCGTGGCCACATAGCTGGCGCTGCGGTTTTGGACTTCGACCTTTACCTTCATTCCGTCCACCAGCACCGTGTATTCGCTACTGGTGGCCCGGCTGGCGTAATCGCCGAACCGTTCAACATGACGTGCCAGCGCGGCATCGCACGCCCGCCGGGCCAGGGGCGAATCTTTCCTGCTTCGGTTGATTAGCCTCATTCATCACACTCCGGATCCCATACGTCCCAGCTGTTCCGCTCGATATTCGCCAGCAGGCGGCGGTCTTCGACCTCGACCAACGGGCGGCCGGTCAGCTCTACGATTTGCTGGTTGTTGTGTGTCAGCAGCATCTTCAGCTCTTCATCGCTCCAGCGGGTTTGTTTCTCGCTCATCTCGTTACCGGGAGGGCTCCCCCTCCCGCCTCCCTTATCAGCTCACGTATTCCGGCTTCATATCCGCCAGGGTGATCACGTACTTATCGTGCAGCTCATCGCCCAGGTGGCGCTTGGCCGCCACCAGTGTCTGCTCTGCTTTTGTGAACAGATCAGCAGCATCCGGTTCACCGGGCTGGGGCAGGGAGTTGATCGCCGCCTCCACCTTGTTACGGGCATCAACCAGGTAGTAGCGCTTCACGGCTTTGTTTTTCAGCTCAGTGAACAGGGCCGAACCGAGAGTAGTTTTGGCCGCTTCGATATCCACCCGTACTGATTTGGCGTTGTCGACGTCCTGAGCCGCTTCAATGCGATCCCGCAATTCATCAGCCAGAGCATCGATGTTTGCAGTGGACTCTTGCGCGCTGTGAGTGGTTGTTACGCCGTCACCTTTGATATCAGCCAGGCTCACGCGCTGGGCGGGTGCAGGATTGATTTCCCGCTCGGTACGCTGCTCAACTTCATCAGGCGTGTAAACGCCTAGGATCACATGCGGACAATACAGTCGCGCCCAGTATTTCACCCCGAGATAGGCTATCTGCTGCTTCGGGTTGGAAACCCACAGTGGGGAATTACGCGTCACGATGCCGGAAAGGTACAGCGGTTCGCCCCAGGTGATTTCGCTTTCACCTCTCAGGATCGCCCCGACCTGGATAAACAGGCCACTTTCATCCTCATCACTCCAGCCGCGCACGCGCTCGGTAACCGTATATTTCCCGTTCTTACCGGTTTTCTCTTTGGTCACTTCACTCGTTCTGGTGCAGCGTTCCCATTCACCGCCGTAGCGGTAATGAAAGCGACCATGAATAGCGTTTGAGCTGGCAATCACTGCATTAACCAGCTGGGCTTCATACCCCAGCACACCATTAACCAGATGCGTTTTTTGCGCGATCGCATAGGGATTCATACCCCATTGCATGGCCTGCATAACAATCGCCATACAGTCGGCGGGCTTGCCTACCAGGTGAGCCGGTACGGTAACCTGAGAGTCAGCCATCAGATTGGCAAAGGCAGTAAGCTGGCTCAGCGCCTGCACATTGAAAATAGCGTTGCTGGCAGAAATGGTGTTCGGTGCCTGCTGCTCTGCTGTGATGATATTCGTGTTTTCCATGGTCATTCCCCTTATGCCTGAGTACGCAGCGCTTCAAGGCGGCGCAGGTCGAAGTCGTTCAGTTCGTCGGTGTAGTCTTCGGTGATCGGCGCTGGCCAGCAGTTGGTGTCGTAAGCCTGAGCCAGAGCGCGCATGGTTTTCTGATACTCCTGCATGCCCAGCGCCAGCAGATCCTCCGACGCCTCAATAACCGCTACCCAGTGGTAACCCTCATCTTTGTTGACGAAAATCCAGAAGAACTGGTCAAAGTCAGCAACCGCGCAGTACATGCCCGCGCTGAGGTGGTAATCGCGGTCGATGATTTCTCGGTGAAGCTTGGTGCGCAGACCATCCTGCTTAACCCGGCCCATGCTGATCGTCTTCAGATCAACACCGATACGAACGCCGTTGATTTCAACCTCAAGGTCAGGGCGTACACGAACTTCAAGGCCGGTTTCGTCATCCATACCGAAGTAACTGGTTTCGACTGAGCGGGAAGGGTGGCGCAGCAGTTTCCCGGCTGATTCATGGTTAAGCAGGGCCTGCTGAATTGCAGTGGCCAGCGCCAGCTGTTCGCTGGACAGGATGGTTTTACTGGCCACGCTATCGCGCCATTGCTGCTCGAACTCATCAGCGAAAATGGCATCAGGATTTACGGCGCGGATCGCCGCCTGGAGTTCCTCTTTCTTACCGGTGAGTTTCAGCTGCTCAGCTTTAGGCTTATCCGCATTAAATTCTCGGATGAAAGCTTTCATGGAGTCGGTGGTGGTGAATGCCTTCTCCGGAACACCAGGGAACACTGCGAACTCTTCGTTAAGCTTCTCCGGCTCAAGGGCCAGCGTATGGGCCAGGCTACCGAACGTCAGCGCCTCGCTGCTTTCGCGGCGGATAGTCTTGGTTACGTGGCGGCCGTGATAGAACATCAGGCTGACGCGGGCATCCTTCACCATCGTGCTGCTGATCCCATTCGCTGCGTGATACACGTTATTTGGCAGGCCTTCATAGCGGCCAGGTTCGAAGTATGCAGGGAACTCCACACCTGGGATTGATTCCTGCGGCTCACTTTCCGGCGCTTCGGTGGTTACCTCCGGCTGCGTGGTGTTCGCCAGCTCTGGCACCGCGGCGGCCAGAACCTCAGAAGGGTTCAGGGAATCTGCTTGCGCAGCAGCTGCATCATCGCCCTCGACCGCTGATACTTCAGCACCAGCTTCGACTTTGCTCGGGTCAGTCTCTTCCATCTGCACATTGCCAACGATCTCCACTTCCTGTTTTGCGACTTCATTTGAGGGGGTTTTGATGACCGGGTTTGCATTTTCACCCAGCAGGCCATCGATGGAGAACATGCCGCCGCCGAGGTTTGCGACCTGTGGCTGGCTGGTTGTAGCTGGCTCTTCCACTTTTTCATGTCGGAACGAGCGGGAGTTTTCATCCCACTCTGGATAACCTTTAGAGCGCTCGCCGTTTTCATAAACCCCGCAAGCGGTGAACCAGTCACGTACCAGACCACGGAGTTCAGTTGTGGTCTCTTCACCAATCCATGGAATGGCGCGGGTTACACCGAAAATACTGTTGGCGTTGTAATCGAGGATGTCAGTGGTTTTGCCGAGCACCTTGAAAGCCCGGACGTGAGCGTCTTTTTTCTGGTCTGCCAGCTCTTTGGCTGCCATAAGTTGCGTACGGTTGATTTGTCCGGGTACTGCATCCGGGAACAGCAGGGCGATAGCGATCTCGATGCTCAGGTTCGCCATGTTCTGCGCGACTGCTCGCTTATAGGCTGCAGGGGCGGGTGGGGCTTCATCGACGGTACTCGTACTGACGCGATTCCCTGCGGCCCACTCACGAACGAGAGCCTCGCGGTCACCATGATTATCGACCGCAAGCCAGGTTTGAGTGAACTGCAGCATTACTGACAGCTCGTGGCGCTTCTCCTGATTGAATACATCCTTGATGGACGAGGTGTAGACCCACAACCTAGCAGTATCGAATGTTTTCAGTTCGGCACAGTGTTCGGCGACCAGCAGAAGGTTCTGGACATAACCATTATCGGTATCCATTTCGAGTGCGGTGATCTCAGCGTGTTCGCTGCGGGTCAGATGATGGCGCAGTTCGTTAGCAGTCAGCTGCGACAGAAGCTGTTTGCGGAATGGCATTCTGCACACTGGATAACGGGTGTGTTCGTCGTCGTGCTCACCGATCTGGATACCTTCATCAGCTACGAGGTCCTGATCAGTTGCAACCCCGGCGTTGCTGGTGTTTTCTGATTTGAGCAGAGAAAGCTTTCCGCCTATCCACTCTTCAGCTAAATGATTGCGGCCTCCGGCATCTGCTCTCGCCCAGTCAGACATGAAAGCAGCAAGCAGTTTTACTTCGTGCCCTTCATCTGGCGCGAATACCTGCTTAATTGCCTGAACCAGTTTCCACTCAGCGTTCAGGCTGAGTTCGGCAATTTCAGGGATGTCGTTCTTCGCCAGCAGCAGGTTATGGAGATAGGTGTTGCCTTCATCCAGTGACATTTCGCTTGCAGCTTGCTGCTGCTCTTTAGTGATATGCGTCTGATATTTGTCGCTGGTCAGGTGGAAGGCAAAACGGACCGCTGGAGTTCGGTTTTCAAGCGTGACACTCTCGTCGGTAGTTTCGACTTTAACGGTCGTTACCGGTGCGGTAGTGTTGCCCACGACTTCATTCGGCTCAGCACCAGCTTTTGGCAGCCATGTGCGGCCGTCTTCCTGCAATTCGTAGCGCTCACACCAGGTGTAATCCACGGTGCCTTCTCCAGGCAGGTCATTGAACACCGGGAAATCGGTGCGGATCGGTTTGGCGTAGTCCTTACCGCGACCAGTTTCGATGTCAGCATCTTCCAGCTTAACATCGAGCGTCAGGGCGGCACGTGCTTCGCTCTTGGCACTGAACCAGATAACGCCGTCAGGTTTCCCCGACTTCTGCGTTGCCTTGATTAAGTAGAAAAATTCCATGTCGGATCCTCTTTTTTGGATGTAAGATCCCCGGGCCAGAGATAGCGCCCATTGGGTGAACTTTGGTTATCAAGTTGTTTTCCGGTGTACTTTGGTCGGTGGCACCGGACGTAGAGCCCGCTTCGGCGGGTTTTTTCGTTAGCTTTCGTGGGCCATCTGGTCGTACGAAGCGCAACGAACAGAACAGTAATCACGTTGCTCGCGGTCCAACTGCGCGCCGCGAATGAAGAGCAATACGTTTTTTACTTCTTTCCCTTCCTCAATCGGCTGGCGGCAGTACGCGCATTTGGTCGAGTTACACATCAGGATTCCCCTTCTGTGCCAAGAGGTAGCAGATTCGGCGGAGAACCACCTCAACGATATTCAGCTTTACGGCCTGCTGCTGGGCTGGTTTGCGTGCGTAATCAATCATTGTCACCCTCATTTGCCTTATCGCCGGCTAGCGGAACGTTTCTTTAACCTGATGCGCGTTATTAACTCCACCTCATCCGACTATTCGTATGCCGTCGGCGGCTACTTCATGGGCTCCATGCCTGGGTGGTTCGTGGTGCGTCTTGGTGATACTAGTAAACCACCACTTTACCAAATGGTCAAGCAATGAAGTGATAAAAAGTAAAGCAATGCTTTACCTACGTGATTTGGAGTACGAATTTGCGTGATGGAAGTCAAAAAAAATCCCGACGCTAAGGTCGGGATCGGGAAGTTCGGGGTGTTAGTTTGACGGGGAACTGGTAGGTGCGGATATGAAAAACCCGGCGCGGTGACCGGGTTAGGATAGGACAATGACGCTCTGGAGCCAGTCACGAGCGGTGGTATCAGCGTTCTGATTCCAATGCATCAACAATAGGTTGTAATACGGCGTCAAGGTCTGCGCTGCTCATGCAGTTATTGGCCCAAGATGAACACATTGCATGCCAGAGGATCTCTGAACCGATATTTAATGAATTGGCAGCAGTTCTCGGCCATCCGTGGTGGTCTGCATTGCTCATGGAAGCATTTAAGGCATCAATTGTTTCTGCTGGTTCCCTTCCAATTTTTTCAGAGATATTTGGCCATCCTTGCTCTTGTAGGGCGGTAAAAACGACTACTTCAGGCGCGTCGTCCCCTGGCAATATAGTACATCCTTGAGCAGGGGACTGATCCCCGTCGAGATAGACAACGGTAGTTCTAGGGAATCTATTATTATGGGCCATTTGACCCAATGCCATGCCAACGCTTGCGGTTCCAAAAGGAATAATCATGACTCTAGATAATAATTCACGCTCTCTTGAGCTGGCGATAACTTCCGATACAAGTGTTTTCGCTACAACATCTTCTACATATACATCGCACTCTGGATGATTTTCTTCATCCATTTTGGTCATGGCAAATTCTGGGCTTACTCCACTTACAGCCGTTTTTCCCTCAACGCCATTCATGAGGTAGATTCGTGCTTCTGGAGGTAGCTCAGAGAGAATATAAGGAGAGTGAGTTGTAATTAGAATTTGTAACTCTCTTTCTCGTGCCAAATTAGCTAGATCACGCATCAATCGCCGTTGTGCTCTAGGGTGTAAAGACGTTTCTATCTCGTCAATCAGGATAAGACCATACTTGGGATAATCGACAGCAATAAGCTCAGTTGCAGTTATTTCACCTGCACCTTGGTGAAATCCCGAGTATCTACTCCCCTCATTGGAGATTACAGTAACGGGTCTTTTTGCATCTATTGTGGTCGTTGATAATCCAGCAGCAGTATAACTTTTTCCTATAATATTTTTGAGTCGATCAAGCCTCTCTTGATCAAATGCTTCATGAGATTGTTCTGTAGATCCACCTTTAAGCAATTTTAGATATCCTAGTCTGGCATTAACTGGCTGCAGCCTGCTTAGATCCACATACTCAACTCTTCTTGCGGGCCTGTCGGGATTTCCTATCCAGCGGTTTGTCGGCTTCCTTATGGATTTGACTACAGAATTATGGCCTTCTCTATATGAGTAGCGAATATATGCGCTTTGGATTTTTTCGAAAGGGGTGTCAGGGAAAAAGAATGATGCGAATCTCTTCTTTTTATCTTTATAAACAGACGCTGCACATTGTAAAACTGTACTTTTTCCGGAGCCGTTTTCGCCAACTAGAGCCACTATTGGAAAATGAAAATCGACCCTCTGTCCAGACCAGCCTCTTATACCTTTTATTTCTAGCCATTCAAGACGTTTAGGCCAAGATGTCCCAGTTTTCCATTTGTTGATGAGCTTCCTCATCTCTTTAGAAATTGCCATTATTATCCTCTATTATTCTTTGTTTAATCACAATCATGTCAAACAGAGCAAAGTTTCAGTATCTACGGATAACCACAATAACTAACTAGGCTTAATCCTGAGCATTCTAATCATTCTGTGACCGTATCCGCCCCTTCATGTACTTCTCATACAACTCGTCCAGTTCCTTCAAGCGAAGCGCAAAGATGCGGAGCATGTTCTGCTGCTCTTCTTCCGGCAGCTGGCGGTAGAGCTCCAGCAGGCGCTGTTCATCCGGCTTCAGGCCGTCTTTCTCACCAACGTCCTCACCGAGTAGCCATGGCACCGAGACTCCCGCTGCATCTGCAATAGCCAAGGCTGATTCTTTGCTGATTTTACCGGTTCGAAACCATCCGGTTACCGCTTGCTTACTGACATTGGCAACCTTGGCCATCTCTGTTTTTGAGAAGCCCTTCCCATTCAATTCAGTCAGCCTAGAAATAAGGCTCTGGTTAGGATCTTTTTTATTCATATAGGGATTGTAAACAATCGCTTTACCAGTTGGTAGGCAGGCGTGTATTGACTCAATGGTAAATTGGTGCTTTACTTTACTCACTTAAGGAGGTCCTATGACTGGTATTGAAAATGCAATTCTCCGATCGGGCTCAGCCAGCGCTTTGGGCGCTTTGATCGGCGTTTCAAAAATGGCCGTTTCGCTGTGGCGGCGCAAAGGCATTCCCGCCGAACGAGTGCTACCGGTGTTCGAGGCTACCGGAGTAACTCCCCACGAATTGCGCCCTGATCTCTACCCGAACCCCACTGATGGTTTACCAAAGTAGGAGTACTGACCATGCAAACACTTACATATCAGCAGAGTAACCCGTTTTTGCAGGCAGCGATGATAAATCGCTCTCAAGGCGCTGATGACCTGCCCAGCCACAGTGATATCCGCGATGCCGTTCGCGCCTGGGCAGCGGCAGCGGGGCAGGACGCTGTAGCCGCTCACATCGTGGATCAGTGGCGCAGCTGCGGCGGTGAGGGTGTCGAATTTCCGGCAGATATCAGCCGCGCCCGACAGAAGTTGTTCCGCTGGCTCGATAATCGTTTCGATACTGAAGATTGCCGCGAACGAGTGCGCCAGCTGACGCCCGCTATTCTGGCCGTATTGCCGCTTGAGCATCGCGGCGCGCTGGTGGGCGGTGACTGCAAGCTGACGCGCCTGGCTCATGCCGAAAAGGAAGTGGGAGAAGCAAAACGCGCGGTGCTGCTGGATGCGCCCAGGCATCAGAAGCTGAAAGAGGTCAGTGAGGGGATTGTGTCGATGTTTCGGCTTGAGCCGGATCTGGCCGGGCCGCTTATGGCGATGGTAACGACGATGCTGGGGGGAATATGACAGGTCTGAAAATGGTGAAAGCCGCGGTGCGTGAACACCAACGGCTTTCGGGTGCAATTACGGGTAGCAACTGCGAGGTCATTATGACAAACGCTTATTCAAAACACCAGGCGAAAGGGGCATAGCTATGTCAAATGTCGCTTACGCCGATTTTGCGGCACGCACTGCCGCCAGGAGCAACAGGATGGAGAACCAGAAGACCGGTTTCATCCCGTTGTACCGGAGCGTACTGAAGCAGTCCTGGGGGAAAGACGTATATCTCCGCACTCTCTGGGATAACCTGCTTCTTACCGCTGCAAGACAGCCATACACGGCCAACTTTAAGGGTCGTCAGTGGCCATTGCAGACCGGACAACTGGTGACCACCACAGCCGATCTGGGGCTGGCTTTATGCGACCGGAACGGGGAACCCACCAGCCGTCATGCAGTGGACCGTATGCTCGCCTTTTTTGAGAAAGAAGGGATGATTACTACCGCCGGAGAGCGCCGGAAAGGCACGGTGATCACCATCACTAATTACGCGCTTTATGCTCAAAAAATGGACGATTTACCCGCGCATAATGCCGCGCATAACAGTGAGCATAACCCCGCGCATAACGAATCCAGTAACGGCGCGGCTTCGGTGGGTGATGGCGCGCATTACCCCGAGCATAAGGCCGCGCTTAAGCCCGCGCATCATGAACAAGAAGTAATATTAAATACTAACGTATTTAATGATCGTCAGAAAAAATCCAAATCTCTTCCTGATGCTGCAGTTCAGACCCCTGCAGGTGACAAATGGGGTAATGCTGAAGATCTGCAATGCGCAGAGTGGATGCTCGCCCTGCGCAACATCACCAAGCCTTCGATGAAAAAACCGAACCTGACCACCTGGGCGAATGACATCCGCATGATGCGCCAGCTCGACGGTCGCACACATCGCGAGATCTGTCTGCTGTTCAAATGGGCAGCGCAGGATTCGTTCTGGCACAAAAACATCCTGTCACCCGCCAAGCTGCGTAAGCAGTGGGACACACTGGTGCTGCACCGCGAGGATGGCAGCCGTAAGACCACCAGCGATGCACCGGCCAGTGACGCGCACTGGAACAGCCCTGAAGCCTGGAAGGATTTCATATGAACCACGAACTGTTTCATGCAGTACAGAGCCGCGACGGCGAAATGCTGGCGCGTATGGCGGGCAGCAGCCGCGAGCAGGCCAAGGTGATTAACAGTGATGCCGAGCGCATGGTGGATCTCCTGTTCAGCCAGCTCAAGCAGGTATTTCCTGCGTCCACGCAGACAAACCTGCGCAGCGAGGCGGATGAGCGTACGGCTAAACAGCAGTGGATTGCCACGTTCGCCGAAAACGGCATCCGGAGCCGCGAGCAGCTGGTGGCGGGGATGCAGAAGGCGCGTGCCAGTGTGTCACCGTTCTGGCCGTCGCCGGGGCAGTTCGTGGCCTGGTGCCGTGAGGGCAAGGGTCTGTTAGGTGTCAGCCCGGCGGATGTCATGACCGAGTTCTGGAAGTGGCGGAAGCTGGTATTCAAATACCCCACCAGCGAACAGTACCCGTGGCCGCAGCCGCTGCTGTATCACGTTTGCCTGGAGCTGCGCCGCCGGGGCGTTGACCGTCAGATGAACGAGAAAGAGCTGCTCAGCGAAGCCGGGCATCTGCTGGCGCACTGGGAAAAACGTGTCGCTGAAGGTAAGCCGATCCCGCCGGTCCGCCGTGCGCTGGCCCCGCCGCACCAGGACCAGGGACCCACACCTGCAGAAATGCTTATGGCCGAGTACAAGCGCCGCCAGGCGCAGGGGAGGGCGTGATCATGGCCAGCAACTCACTCTGGGCGATCGTCAATTACCTACGTGAAAACCAGACCGTCACACCGCGTCAGGTGCAGGCCCTGCTGGGATGCGACAGCAAGAAAGCTCACAACCTGCTGCTGCACCTGATTCGGCGCTCTGTGGTTCGCCGCACAGGTGAGCTGCATCACCCGATTTTTACGCTGCTGCCTGGCGGGGAAGCGAACATCAAGCGGCCCAAACCAGCAGCACCAGCAGCACCATCGGTGGCGGACGTTTGCCGCCAGAACTGGCAGGGCTACGAAATTCATAAAATTTTTGGGAGTGCACGGGCATGAGTGAATTACAGAACAACAAAGAGCTGGTGGCCGTTGGCCATGAATTTTCTAAGGCTTTGAGCAGCGATACGCCGATCATCGATATCGCAAAAATGATGTCTCGCCTGGCCGAACGGCTGGACTGCACAACGGCTGCGCTGCGCGAAACGGCCAAACAGCGTGATGCACTGACGGCGGACAATGTGGCCCGCGCCGAAATCATCGGCCAACTGGTCTGGCAGTACAGCGCCAGCAGCATCAAGCCGGTGGAAAAATCGCTGAACCCGGCCTCCGCGCTGCTGTTCGATGCACTGGAAGTGCTGCGGCAACCAGCTACAGCTGCAGCGGTAAACGAACTGAAAGCGCAGGGCGTTGATATGGTTCGCGAGCTTTGGCAGTCAGGAAGGAATTTGATCAGTGATGAGGATATTGCACAGTTTGATTTCTGCATGGGCAAGCTGCAACTAATGGCCGCCCAGCTGCGCAACGGGGAGGCTGTATGAGCGAAAAATACGCAGCGCTGAAGCAGGCGGCTGAGAAGGCGACGCCCGGACCGTGGTATGTGCACAACAAGCCATGTGAAGACGGTAACTACGGGATTGATACCAGTGACAAAGAGTTCCTGGCTGAAGCCGTCGTATGGTGGGGGTTTGCAAGGCAGGGTATTTGGCGTGAAGAGGACGCAAAACATATCGCCGCAGCCAACCCCGCCACCATCCTCGAACTGCTGGCAGAGCGTGATGCTGATAAGGCGCGGATAGCTGAGCTTGAGGCGCGTACGCTCACAGTCAAACTGCCTGATGGATATGCCGTTCGTTCTGGGCACCCCATCAACGAAGGCGAGCGGGGCGTCATGATCCCCAAAGAAGGCGGGGACTGGCTGCATCGTTTTGATGTTGAGCACGCCCTTCAGGTAGCTGGCGTCAGCCTGAAGGAGAAGGGTTGATGGATATGCTTCTGCAATATGCCACCAGCCGCATCATAGAGCTGGAGCGCCTGCTGCTGGTGGACGTGCCGGAAACAGTGTGGCCTGCCGAGATTGGACTGGTTTACGCACAGGTTGAAAGCGCCGGGGATCTCCCGACGCACCACCAGCGCCGCCTGAAATTCCACATCAACCGGATGTGGCTGGAAAAAATGCCGGTACCGGCGATCGTAACCGCTGCCCGTTCGCTGGCAACTGCCATGGAGAGATACGCGTGAATTTACAGGAAATCATCATTGATAACTTTGCCGGGGGCGGCGGGGCCAGTACCGGGATCGAACTGGCCATCGGCCGCAGCGTGGATATTGCGATCAACCACGACCCCAACGCAGTGGCGATGCACAGCACCAACCACCCGGACACGCTGCATTACTGCGAGAGCGTCTATGATATCGACCCGCGCACGGCGACGGCGGGCCGCCCGGTAGGCCTGGCATGGTTCTCTCCGGATTGCAGGCACTTTTCTAAGGCAAAAGGTTCGAAGCCCGTGGAGAAATCCATCAGGGGCCTGGCGTGGATTGTCATTCGTTGGGCGCTGGCGGTGCGCCCGCGCGTGATGATGCTGGAGAACGTCGAGGAGTTTCGCACGTGGGGGCCGCTGATGGCTGCCGAGATGCGGCCTGATCCGGCGCGAGCCGGGGAAACGTTTGAGGCCTTCTGCGGGATGCTCTCCGGCGGCGTCCCGGCAGATCATCCGGCGCTGGCGGAGTGTTGCGAGTTTTTGGGTATCGCTCCCGGCGGTGAGCTGGCGCAGCAGCTGGTGGCCGGGCTCGGTTATGCTGTCGATTACCGGGAGCTGCGTGCCTGCGATTACGGAGCGCCTACGATTCGCAAAAGATTCTTCATGGTGATGCGCTGCGATGGCGTACCTGTGGCCTGGCCAGAGCCGACACATGGGGATCCGAAAACGCCAGCGGTTCAGAGCGGCAAGCTCAAGCCCTGGAGGACTGCAGCGGAGTGCATTGACTGGTCTATCCCGGCGCCGTCCATATTCGACCGCAAAAAGGCACTGGCAGAAAATACCCTGCGGCGCATCGCCCGGGGCATTCAGCGCTTTGTGCTGGATAGCGCCTCGCCGTTTATCGTGAAGTGCAACCACACTACCACGAAGGGCAAATACGACTGCTTCCGGGGCCAGGCGCTGGCTGAACCGCTGCAGACAATCACTAAAACGCACGGCTATGCGATCGCCACACCGGTTATGGCTCCTCTGTTTGCCGGAACAGGCGGATCCACATTTCACATGAAGCCGCGCCCGGTAGATAAGCCATTCTTCACTCTGCTGGCGCAGAACCGAACGAACGTCATTGCACCCGTGCTGGCCCCGCTGATTGCCCGGCAGTTCGGTGCCAGCGTTGGCCACCGCGCTGACGAGCCGAGCGCGACGGTTACTGCGGGCGGCGGGGGTAAATCGCAGCTGGTGACGCCGACCCTAATCCAGATGGGTTATGGCGAGCGCCCAGGGCAGGATCCGCGCGTGCCGGGTTTGCATAAGCCTTTGGGTACCGTTGTCGCTGGCGGCGGCAAGTTCGGGTTGGTGGCGGCGAATCTGGTCAAACATTTCGGTGGGAACTATCAGGGCGCAGGTGTGGCTTTGGACGAACCGGCCCACACGGTCACCACCACTGATCATCATGGCCTGCTGACCTCGCACCTGGTGATGCTACGTGGTACCTGTAAGGATGGCCGGGTAGTTGACGCGCCAGCACCAGGGTTAACTGCGGGCGGCCTGCACGTTGGGGAGGTGAAAACCACCCTGGCGGTTGAGGCGTACGACCAGCAGCGGGCAGATCAGGCGCTGGCATTCATGCAGGAGTATTGCGGCACGAACTGCGACGGCTTGGTGACGATCAGCGGTGTGGTTTACCGCATAGTCGATATCGGTATGCGCATGCTCCAGCCGCGCGAGCTCTATGCTGCCCAGGGCTTTCCCGAGTGGTACATCATCGATCTCGACTACATGGGCAACCGTTACGCCAAAGACAAACAAGTGGCGCGCTGCGGTAACGCCGTACCGCCGTCGTTCGCTGAGGCGCTGGTGCGCGCAAACCTGCCTGAGATGTGTTCGATGAAAGAGCAGGCGGCCTAAAAATTGTAATGCCCTGAAAGGATTGATATGTTCTGTGAAAAATCCTTTCAAGGGCAGATGATGTTCGCGAAATTTATGCACTTTTCGAACCGACACAGATGGAAAATTTATCTGCTATGGACCATCCCGACGTTTTTTCTCTGGACATGGCTTGGGTACGAGGAATGGAAGCTGGATCCAAACGCACCTGGCGGAATATACATTTTTCTGGGTTGGGTGTTCTGGTTTATCCTTCATTTCTGCACAGCCATTGCTCTGGGTATTTGTCTTGCAATCTGGCGCTGGTGGCAGGCACGAAAACTGAAAAAGAATGAAGCTTAAAGTAATATCTCAATTACGCTCCCATTTTCGCCGCACTGGCAGAGCTAACCTGCCGGAGATGTGTTCGGTGACAGATCAAGCAGCTTAAAGATTGTAATGCCTTTAAGTAATTGATAAATATGATATAATCACTACCTAAATTTAGGGGGAAATGCATGAGCTACGGTGACACAGAGCCTAAAAATCCAGATGCGGCAGATTTCAAAATTTATGCGAGGCTTGATGCTGGAGAAGAGTTAAGTAGTATTATCGCTAATCCCCCTACTACAAAACACGGCAAGGTAACTTCTGAGTCGAATATTATGCTTGAATATCGATTCTGGAAGAAGTGGCGAAAATCCAACCCAAAGCCTGATTTAGACCAATAATCTCAAAAGGGTTTTTGATATTTCATTATCACCTAGCCATAATGCCCCGGTCAGCCTGAACACCTGACAACCGAGCTCTCGCGCCGTATGGGGACATATGGCGCATTAAGATAATATAAAAAATTATTTTCTGCCCGTCACTTCGCACTCAGTTTCGTAATGTGACTTTTTACTCAGCAGATCCATCTTAAATCGAGTCTCTGTTAAAGCTTTCATGCTCAGACGGTTCGATTTTAGATAATCTCCTTTATCGTCATTAAAGCTCAACTCGCTTCCCATGTTGGCCCCTTTGTAGTTGAGCTTAAGACCATGAAATTCCATAACCGCATTACCATCCTGATTCATATACTGATGGGCTTTTGTCCCATCTGCGCATTCGTAAAAAAACTCTTCTTCCGCATAGGCACCCGCGCTGAAGGCAAAGAGTGCAAGTAACATTAATCTCTTCATGAGCTAAAAATTTACAACTTAATTCATAGTTTATTGATTGGGTCATGGCTAGTTTACGCGCTGGCTTTTCAGAATCAAACAATCTGCTGTATGACTAAGCGAAAACTACAAAACTTTCACTTTCTTCTTGCATAAAGCATGTGCTTTAACCTGCTTCAGACAGGCCAGTTGACTATAAAGGAAAAATTAAGGCTATTTTATCAACAGGTTAATTAGGGCTTAAGAGGCCATCAGCAAGCTTTTTGTACGCTTAACAAGTTGATCATTCTCACCATTGAGTGTACTGTTTATTTATACAGTAGTAGGTGCGTGATTAAAGCACTCATGTAAAATTTTTATTTTTCTTCCGGCGAACCTATTAGGAAATTTGCCCAATTTGATATTTTGGTTCTGTGAAGAGGATTTCTCCCCGCCGGGAGGACGTATTGGTTGATAGCAAAGAAGGGGGTTTTTGTGAAAGAAAGTCAGGACCAAGGCGACTGGTACGATATTGTCAGGCGTTCAGACGGCAAGCTTATCGGGTCGATGCCGCTCGAAAGCCGCAACCTCGTCTACATCAAAAATGGCATGGTTTCATGTCGCCCTTTGATTGAGGATGAAGGTATTTTCAACCTGTCGTCCGGAACACGTTTTCTTCGCCGCCTCGGCTACCGCCTCGAACAACCCTCTGATATGATGATATCAACGGACTGAACACCCGTTGACCTGATGCGCCACGGAGAACACCATGGCGCAGCAACTACAACTCATCAAGCAGTCTTCAGGAATCCTGATCCCCGCCACGCCGGAGACCAGTGATTTTCTGCATTCAAAATGTAAGCTGGGCGCGGTACTCGAGGCAGACTTCCGCCAGCTCCGTAACCCGGCCTTCCACCGTAAATTTTTCGCCCTTCTTAACCTGGGCTTTGAATACTGGGAGCCTACCGGCGGGGCAATCTCATCAAATGAGCGCAGGCTGGTTACTGGCTACGCTAAATTTCTGGCCTCATACGGCGGGAGTGAGGGCGCGCTGCTGGATGCCGCTGAGCAGTATCTCGAGCAGGTGGGAAGCCGCCGCGTCACCAACGGCATCAGCATCTGCAAATCTTTTGATGCCTACCGTGCCTGGGTGATCGTCGAGGCCGGCCACTACGACGCCATCCAGCTTCCCGACGGCACCCTCCGCAAGCATCCCAGAAGCATTGCATTCGCCAGCATGGACGAGCTCGAGTTCCAGCAGCTCTATCGCGCAGCGCTCGACGTACTGTGGCGATGGATCCTCTCCCGCGCATTCCGCAGCCAGGCGGAGGCCGAGAACGCTGCCGCACAACTGCAGAGCTACGCGGGGTAATGAAGATGAACAGAACCTACCGCAGTAAAAAATGGTTAGCCGCCGTCGGCCAGATCGAACAGTGCGTGCTCTGTGGCGCGTGGGGCACTCAGGTGGCGCACCGGAATGAAGGGAAGGGCATGGGCCTGAAAACCGACGACTGCGCCAGCGCCGCGCTTTGCGTTTGCTGCCACGGCAGCATCGATAACGGCAACAAACTGACCCGCGATGAACGCCGCCAGATGATGGATCGCGCCATTGTACTGACCGTGATCCAGATTGCCCGCCGTGGGCTGGTGGTACCCACATGAAAATTTACGACATTACGCCGATTGGCAAACCCCGTATGACGCAGCGCGATCGCTGGCACAAGCGCCCGGCAACTGCTGCTTACTGGGCCTATAAAGCGCAGGTGCGGCTGCTGGGCGTCGCGCTGCCGGAGTCTGGTTATCACGTCACGTTTGTAATCCCGATGCCGAAAAGCTGGAGCCAGAAGAAACGCACGCAGCACGACGGGCAGCCGCACCAGCAGAAACCAGACAAGGACAACCTTGAGAAGGCGCTGCTGGATGCGATCTTCGATGAGGACAGCCGCATATGGGATGGCCGGGTGACGAAGATCTGGGGTGAAAAAGGGCAAATTATTATCAAAACACAGGAAGGGGCAGAGGCATGATTTACGCGGCAGAGGTTGGCAAAGCAGGGGAGCATGCGCGCCTGCGTACGCTGGAGAGCGTCTGGATCCAGGGCAAGCTGCGCATGTGGGGCCGCTGGTCCTATATCGGTGGCGGTAGTGCCTGGAATATGTTTAATCAGCTGCTGACCAGCAAAACGGTGAGCAAAAGTGCGATCAATGAAGCCCTGCGGCGAATGAAGAAGGCAGGCATATCAAAGCCCGAGCTGGAGGTGTTCCTCCGTGAAATGCTCAACGGCAAAAATAAAAGCGGCCTGGCGTTTTGCTCTGATGATGAAGGTTTAAAAATTGATGGAGTGATCAGCGCTGTGCTGACAAGCCAGGGGCATGACGGATTACTTGGCGTACTGGCGCAGCGCTACCGCTGGCAGAAGAGCAAACGGCAGATGGCTGAGGAACTACAGGAAAGACACCCGGACTGGGGCTTTATGACGTGCCGCCGTCGGATCGATATGTGGCTAAGTCTGGCCGAATCGCTACTTTACAGGCCAATGTGTGACGCTTTCGGCACAAATAGTGGAAGATTTTACTTGCAAAGTGAGCCAGAAAAAGCCTAAATGTGCGTATGCTTCGCAAAGCTGTATCGCAAGCGGTCTTAGAGACCAAATTCTTTAAAGCCCGCTTTTGAGCGGGTTTCTTTTTTTTAATCTAACAATACAAATTTTGTAAACTTTTTTATTATCTTGCCGATACAGCTATGCACGCTATCGGGTTATATCGCCAGTTTATCAATACCTTGATAGCCAGAATCATTTGCTTAACAAGGAGACTTGGTGAATAAGAATCTTTCAGATGCTCAAGAATCAATCAAGAAAAGCGTGAAATATAAGGCATGGCTTTTTTCTGCCATAATAGCATTGGGCATTGGATTCTTTTCAATGACTTTTTTACCCAAGGATGAATTTGTTCGTATTTTTTTCTTTTGTATGATGACAGTGACTACCTTTTTTCCGGTTAATTATTTCATATACAGAATGCTATCGAGTGATTCGCGTTGCGAGGTATGTGAAGCCCCATTTGCCATCAAGCATATAGACTCTCAAAAAAAATTTCTGTCAGCGATCCCGCGAAACTGTATCAAAAATATAGGTAAGGTTGGAGGCTATGGGCCGGATGTAGGAAAGCAGGTCATGATGCATGAATCATGGACGGAAGAGCGCTATGAAATCACTGATACATACGAATGTACTGAATGCGGCGATACCCATCAATCTACTCGCATGACGACGCAGCGGACAGGTTACTCAGGTACTAAAACACGGCAATAACTTTCAAATAGAGTTTTTCAAGCTTACCTAAAAATTTATTGGTTATTCGCGTTAATCATAGAGGCTTCCGCAAGGGGGCCTTTTTTATTTCTCTCCACACAGCACCCCGACCCAATCGGAGGTGAGAGCATGTTACGCATGGAAAAATTAACCACTGGTATCGCCTACGGAGCATCAGCGACTAACGCTGGTTACTGGAGCCTCCAGCTGCTCGACCAGGTAACACCATCGCAGTGGGCGGCCATTGGTGTGCTCGGCAGCCTGGTCTTCGGGCTGCTGACGTATCTGACGAACCTGTACTTCAAAATTAAAGAGGATCGGCGTAAAGCCGCCAGGGGGGAATAGTGGCAGACAGATTAAAGCTTAGCGCCGCAGTTCTGGGGCTTATTCTCGCAGGCGCGTCAGCTCCCGTTATTCTCGATCAGTTCCTGAACGAGAAAGAGGGCAACAGCCTGAACGCCTACCGCGACGGCTTCGGCATCTGGACTATTTGCCGTGGCGCCACGCTGGTAGATGGTAAACCGGTTCGCCAGGGCATGACGCTGACGCAGGCCAAATGCGACCAGGTGAATACCGTTGAGCGCAACAAGGCGCTGGCGTGGGTGGAGCGTAATATCCGGGTACCGCTGACCGAGCCACAGAAGGCCGGGATCGCCTCGTTCTGCCCATATAACATCGGACCGGGTAAGTGCTTCCCTTCTACGTTTTACCAGCGCATCAATGCCGGTGAACGTAAAGGGGCGTGCGAGGCAATCCGCTGGTGGATCCGTGACGGCGGCAAAGATTGCCGCTTAACGAAGGGCCAGAAGAACGGCTGTTACGGTCAGGTGGAGCGACGGGATCAGGAAAGTGCTCTGGCATGCTGGGGGCTCGATAAATGAAAACCCGACACCTTATTGCGATCGTCGTGTTCATTGCCTGCCTGTTCGGCGGGGTGTGCTGGTCAGCCTGGTACTACAGCGATAAAGCCAGCCAAGAAAAGGCCCGCGCCGATTCAGCTGAGCAGCAGGCCGAGGCCTCCAACGCAGCCACTGCAAACATCATACAGGCTGTGAATATTATCAACGCCATTTCAGAGGCTAATCAGGATGCAAAACAGCAGATCACACTGGAGTCACAGAGAGCCCAGACTGATATCAAAGTGGCTGTTGCGGATGATGATTGCGCTCGTCGGCCTGTGCCTGCTGCAGCTGCTGACCGGCTGCGGGAATACGCGGACAGTTTACGTTCAGGTTCCGGTAGTGCCTCTTCCGGCAAGCCTGACCGCTGAGACGCTTCAACCAGCCATTCCCGATCCGTTAACCTACGGGGCCAGTCTGGATCTGAATGTGAGTTTGTTGTCAGCGCTGGGGCAGTGCAATATCGATAAGGATAGCATCAGGAAAATCGAAACATCACGGACCTCGCATAGCGGGCTTTAAAGCTAGAAATGTCATTGAGCTGAGATGTAAGATAGATGAAACATCGAGGTGAATATGACTAATCTTAAATGCCCATCTTGTGGGAGCACTGATACCATAGTTCGTAAAGCGGGTGAATTAAATGAACAGTTCAACACTCACGACTTTACCCAGCATACGGCCGGGGCGATTTCCCCTGCTCAACTACTAAAGTTGATCGGGTCGATCCTGACGGCTGGAATAGCTTTACTCGGATACCTCACGGCTAGAGAGAAGAGAAAGGAACAAGAGGCTAAAAATAACGCCAGTATCCTTGTGTGCAAATCATGCAAAAATTGGAAAAAAATCTGATACTTATATACTCTTTTTAATCATCCTATAGTACATGCCGCCTCCGGGCGGTTTTTTATTGCCATCGCCATGTTCACTCATTGAGCGTACATGGCGATGGCGCTAATAACAGTTGAGCTGCTACAAGAACCTTTAGCAGGCACACGTTAACTAATGTGGTATAGCTCAAAACTTCATAAATGGATCCTATCCGCTATTGGATGAGTAACTTATTCTGACCGCTGCTAACCAGAGCGGAGGGGATATGAAACAACCTTTGGATTTGAACAAAGTGGCGGTGTGGCAGCTTACGTTCCGGTTCTCGACGGCATCCGTCCCGGACGGCCAGGGCATCCACTTTGTGCGGGCGCCGGAGAACGAGTCGACGCGCCAGCTGTATGATCGGATCTTTGATGAGGTTGATGCAGAGCTGCGCGCCGAGTACGGTGATTACCAGTTTGAGGGCTGCGACATCAGACCTGCGATGATGAAAGAAGAGTAATTTTCAAAGCTTGCTTACCAATGACTGGTTACTTAAATCGGAAGCCTGGAACTTGTCATGCTTTTCAAAATGCAGTGAATACCGCGGCCATCACTCATGATGTTTTTTACTCATAGATTTATTTTTTTGAGTGCGCTTAGTAAGCTTCGGGCAGTCCAAAAAATGGTAGGTATTGATTTTCTCTTTGTATCCTACTGATTAATAAAAGTTTAAAGTTGTTGAAAAGCCTATCTCCAGTTGGAAGAATTTACACACCCCAACGTTAGGAGAATCTTATGAATAGTCGTATTTTTTCTTTTAGAAGCAACGCAGAAAGGACATATATCCGTCTGTCAGAAGTGATAGGTATCGTAGAGCCTTCCATCTTGGGCGGAAAAAACAAAACTCAAAAAGCTAAGAAAACGGCGCGCGTTCAATATGGCAATGGGCCTTGGATCGAAGATGACATCGATTTCACCAAAAAAATCTTCCGAAGCAGATCAAAGCATGTCGTGACTAAGTTTTTGGATGACGAAAATGTAGAAATAGGTGACATGCTCAAAATCGAAAAAGTTTCAGCTTTTACCTACAGGATCACTGCCGTAAAAAAATCTTCTAAATAACCGCCCTCGGGCGGTTTTTCTTGCTCATACAGGGAGTAGCTTAAGCGCTCTTACCTGTATCACCAAAGTTAGTAGGATTTTTCTTAGGTTGTTGAATTGATGTTTAACATTTTGTAATGATGGTTATGCCTTTCATAACAAATATATAGCCATGAAAACTTTAAAAGTGATTAGCAGCTTTCTGCTGCTGCTTTCTGCACACAGCATCGCAGCCTGGCAAGAGCGCGAGCTCAACACCTGGTATGAGAAAGACAAAATTTTATATGACATCACGCAAACTGTAGATGACAACCCTGTAATGATTAGTATCGCTCAGGCTGATTATAAAACAGCCAATCTTGCTGTTTCGTATATGTCTAATGGGAGATGTTCAGGCGAAATCCCATCGCTAAGAATAAACAACACCATAGTACCTGCTGGTTATAAATGTGTGCCGGTAGGAAAGAATAAAATCGAGCATTACATTGTTGATGACGCGGATAGGGTCAATACTCTGGTAGGGCACCTGAAATCAGACTTTACGGTAGTTCTTCAGGGGAACATCAAAGTCTGGGCGGCCAATATCAAGTCGCCCAAGTATGGAATGGCTCCGAAGTTCTGACAGAGTGAGTGAATGTAAACCGCCTACGAGGCGGTTTTATTACAGTAATTTTTCTATACGCTCTGCTTTTTTAAAAATCTTCTCTATCTGCCAGGTTATAAAACAACCAATAGTCAGTCCGATAAACCAGGGTATAGATGAACCACTAAAATACTTCTCACCGATGGTTTCTGCGAGTGAAAGTGTTGTGTAGATAGAAGCGAAAAAGCACCACGCATAAATGATTTTTGACTGGCTAAACATGATTAGCGTCCTTGTCCTTTTGATGTTTTTTAAACTATCGCTTTGACGGCATGGAAAGGCAATAGTGCCCTACCAGATAACGGGGGAGCAACCATCATAAGGCGCTTTCGAGCAGCGCACCTGATGACGTTCTCCACTCTGAACCACACGGTTATCCACGCGGTGAAGCGCTGCGACTCCGCTCACACAAATTTATCTTCACCAAGATTAATCCTAAGGATAAGGTATGACCTCCACTTATAAAAAGGAGGTTTTGATGTTAGATAACTACCCATACCAAGATGATGCTGAACTAAAAAGGCTGATTATCCTAAACGCAGCATTGAAGATTGCGCATGCCGCAGCAGGAGCATCATCAGCTAACACATATTCATCACGTGTTGAAGAAGTGCTAGCTGGCGTGACCAAAAATATCGATCAGTTAGCTGACGCTATTGAGGAATCACTAAAAAAACGAGCATGAAATGACGCTCTAAATTTAGCCGCCTCTGAACGCTTTTTGCTGTTACCAACTTTGCAGCCACTGGCATCCGCTGGTGGCTTTTTTATTGCCATCCGAATGCCTTCCGCTGGTGGGCATCGTAATGGCTTTATGGAGCAATTATGCAAAGTGACGCAACACAACGCCCATATCCGTCACACCTGTTTGTAGATAACCCCGACTTCAAACCGTACATCCGCATCATTCCTGCTGAAGGCGTTCACGAATGGCTTCATGCAGAAATACTGAGCGACGACGGCAATCTACATAATCCTGACCATGCTCACCTGCTGGAAGCTGATCTGTGCTTCCTTTGGGCATCGAATGCCTTCGATAAGAAGGGGCGGGCTGTATTGGGCCAGGCGGAAGAGGTGATGATGCGCGCCGGAGGGTGGCAAAAAGCTCGTATGGAGCAGCAGATGTATGAATGGTTCGGTCGCATCCCTGACTTCATCATTACCCTGGCGGCAGATTACTGCGCTCAGTGTTCGGATCTGGAGTTCTGCGCGCTGGTGGAGCACGAGCTTTACCACATCGCCCAGGAGACGGATGAGTTTGGCGCGCCTAAGTTCACACGTGAAGGACAGCCGAAGCTGAAACTACGTGGTCACGATGTGGAAGAGTTTGTCGGCGTCGTCCGGCGTTACGGTGCTAGCCAAGACGTGCAACAGCTGGTGGACGCTGCGAACAGGCCTGCGGAGGTGGCACATCTGAATATCGCCCGGGCATGCGGAACGTGCCTGCTGAAGCTGGCTTAACTTTTGACTGATTATGACAGGCAGGTAACCAATGGCGGCATTAAAAGGAGAGGTCAAAGCCTATATCGTCCAGTCGTTAGCCTGTTTTGATACGCCCTCTCAGGTAGCCGAGGCCGTCAAGAAGGAGTTTGGCCTTCCGATCACCCGCCAGCAGGTGGAATCACACGACCCGACAAAAGCGAACGGGAAAGGCCTGGCGCAAAAGTGGGTGGACATGTTTAACGTTACCCGTGACCGTTTCCAGAACGAAATCTCTGATATCCCGATCGCCAACAAAGCTTACCGGCTGCGTGCGCTGGATCGTATGGCGACCAAAACAGAGGGGATGAAGAACTTTGCGCTGGCATCCCAGCTCATCGAGCAGGCGGCCAAAGAGGTGGGCGACGCCTACACCAATAAGCATAAGTTCGAGCATTCCGGGCCGAATGGGGGCGCTATCGAGACAGTCACTATGAACAAAGACGATTACAAAGCTGCGCGGCGGGAGATGCTGGAGGATGACGACTGCTGAGCAAAAGCTTTTCGCCCGCCGCGTTGAGTGCGTGGAGGATGGATTGTATTACGCGCGCTACTTCTTCAAGCAGCGCACCGGCGGCAAGATGATAGTCGCGCCGCATCACCGGGTGATCCAGCAGACACTGGACAGGGTGATAGATGGTGAAATTCAGCGCCTGATTATCAACGTCCCGCCTGGTTACACTAAAACCGAGCTGGCCACCATCAACATGATGGGGCGCGGGCTGGCGCTTAACCAGCGCGCCCGCTTCATGCACCTGTCATACTCCCACCAGCTGGCGCTGCTCAACTCGTCTACCGCACGTGGCATGATCAAATCGCAGGCCTATCAGGCGATGTGGCCTATGTCGCTGCGCGATGATGCTGACAGCAAGGCGATGTGGTGGAACGAATTTGGTGGCGGCGTGTATGCATCGTCGGCAGCCGGACAGGTTACCGGCTTCCGCGCCGGGCACATGGAGCCGGGCTGGCAGGGCGCGCTGATTATCGATGACCCGGTAAAACCGGACGACGCTTACTCCGAGATCGTCCGCGACGGCGTCAACAACCGTTTTAACGAGACAATCAAGTCACGACTGGCGATCGAGACGACGCCGATGATTGTCATCATGCAGCGCATCCACTATCACGATCTGAGTGGTTACCTGCTGCGCGGAGGCTCCGGCGAAAAGTGGCATCACCTTAACCTGCCAGTGCTCATCGACAACAGCCAGGCCTACCTGGCGCAGTATCCGGAGAACAGCCACGCTATCCCGATTGATCACGGGCTGCCTGATGGCTGGCTCTGGCCATTCAAGCACAACGAGACGCATCGAGTTTCCCTGTTCTCGCACCGGCGTACTGCCGAGGCGCAGTACATGCAAAAGCCGTGGCGTTTCAATGCTGAAGGAGCGCTTTGGAATGAGGCGATGATAAGCGCCTCCCGCGATCTGCAGATCCGTTTCGACAAGGTTCGCTCGGTAGTGGCCATCGACCCGCAGGCAACCAACAGCGATGAAAGCGACGAATCCGGCATTGTGGCAGCCAGTGCGTATGGTGCTGGTGACAAAAAGCAGTTCTCTGTCGATGGGGACTACAGCGGCAAGTATTCACCGGCTGGCTGGGCCAAAAAGGCCATGTGGGCTTACGAAGAGCATGAAGCCGACGCGATCGTTATCGAAACGAACCAGGGAGGCGATATGGCCGAAGAAACGCTGCGTAATGCTGGTTACAAGGGCCGCATTATCCGTGTCCATGCCAGTAAGGGGAAATACGCCCGGGCAGAGCCGATTTCGGCGCTCTACGAGCAGGGCCGCGTTGCGCACAACGGCAATCTTTATGTGCTGGAAAATCAGCTGATGGAGTATGTGCCAGCCACCGCCAAAAAATCTCCTGACCGTCTCGACGCTGCGGTATATGCACTAACAGAGCTCGGCGGCGCGCAGCCGATGGGCATGATGATTCCTAAAAGATTACGTTGATGGATCATCATAAATTCTATAACCTCAAAATGCGTTATAACCCATTGGCATTAATCAGGATTTATATGCAGCATCATTTTAAGAATGTAATTTTCCAAAGAATACAAAAAGGATCCACTGCCGGGAATCAGGTCAAATTAAGCGATGTCCTGGCGAATGGTAAAACTGAGTCGGCTCTAATCGAAGCGCTTCAGAAGCAATTCAAAGGCGATACGATAAAGCTAAAAAGTTATCAGTAAACGCAGGCCACTTCGGTGGCCTTTTTTATTGCCTTAATCCCACCAAACGGACCTCAGCATGAACAATAACCTTCAACTGGCCGTCAACCATGCGTTGGCCGATGCCAGCCTTGCGCGCGCCCGTATGCTGGCGGCTAACCCGATAATGGGACTAGATGCTAAGCGCAGCACGGCGTGGTGCGAGTACGGCTTCAAAGAGGATCTGACCTTTGATGACCTCTACAGACTCTACCGGCGCGGCGGCGTCGCTCATGGCGCGGTACGCAAAATTACCAGCACCTGTTGGCTCAGCAACCCGGAGATCATCGAGGGCGAAAAGGCCGACGAAACGCGCAAGCTAACTGCATGGGAGAGCAAGGCGAAAGCCGTTTTTACCCATCGCTTCTGGCGCACCTTCGCTGAAGCTGATTTGCGGCGGCTGGTGGGCCGGTATTCCGGCATCCTGCTGCATATTCGCGACGATAAAGACTGGAATCTCCCCGCCACGAAAGGCCGCGGCCTGGAAAAAGTCACTGTCGCCTGGGCGGGCGCGCTGGTGCCTTCTGCATGGGACACCGGCCTGAACTCCCGTACTTACGGGCAGCCGAAGATGTGGCAATACGTAGAACGCCTGCCAAACGGCAGCACCCGGCGCGTGGATGTGCACCCGGACCGCGTATTTATTCTCGGCGATTATTCAGCGGACGCCATCGGCTTTCTGGAAGCAGCCTATAACGCCTTCGTCAGCCTGGAGAAAGTGGAAGGTGGTTCCGGAGAGTCATTCCTGAAGAACGCAGCGCGCCAGCTGAATATCAACTTCGACAGAGAAATTGAGTTCAGCAACCTCGCATCCATGTACGGCGTCAGCGTCGAAGAACTGCAGGAGAAGTTCAACGAAGCCGCTGTTGAGGTTAACCGCGGTAACGATGCGCTGCTGACCACCCAAGGCGCAACGGTGACGCCGCTGGTGACCTCTGTCGCCGACCCTGGGCCAACCTACAACGTCAATCTGCAGACGGCAGCCGCCGCGCTGGATATCCCGACCAAAATCCTTGTGGGCATGCAGACGGGCGAGCGGGCCAGTACCGAAGACCAGCGCTACTTTAACGGCCGCTGCCAGTCCCGGCGCGACGATCTGTCGTTTGATATTGAAGACTTGTGCGACAAGCTGGTGCTGCTGGGCATTCTCGACGCGGTACCACAGAAGACGGTTATCTGGGATGACCTGAACGCCAGCTCCGGCGCTGAGAAGCTGGCATCAGCCAAACTCATGGCCGAGATCAACAGCGCGTCAGCAGGTACTGGCGAGCAGCCATTTACGGGCGAGGAAATCCGCGTGGCCGCCGGGTATGAGGGATCACCTGAACCGCTGGGAGAGGATGACGATGAAGAAAAAGACGAAGAGGATAAAACCTCCGATTCTGCCCGGAAATCTTAGCGACCCGACGGGCGCTGACCGGCTCGAGCGCGGCGCGATGAATGAGTTCTCAAGGCGGATCAAGCGTATCGCAAAGGCCTACCAGAGCATCCTCGACCGCATACCTGCATCACCCGCTGTGAACCTCCGCTACACCTTTGACCTCGATACCTCGCTTCTGTCCATGCTGCTGGAGAACGCCTCCGCGCTGGTCGATGAGATCCTCTACGGCGGTAACGAGACGAGCTTCTGGTTCTGGCGCGATTACGTTAACCAGGCGTACCAGCGCGGCACGGCCCAGGAGTTCGCCAGTCTGTCGCAGCAGTCAGCGGTATACGCCGCCGGGCGGGAGAACCTCCAGCAGCTGCTGCTGAGTGAACCCTATCAGCGTCGATTGCTGCTGGTGCGCACCCGCGTATTTGAGGAGATGAAAAACCTCAGCGCGCGGACGAAGTCGGACATGGCGCGGATCCTTACCGACGGCATGGGCCGCGGGCAAAACCCCCGTGATATTGCCAAACGGCTGACTGAGCAGACCGGGATGGAGATCGGTCGCGCAAAACGTATCGCCCGGACCGAAATAACCACGGCGCTCCGTCGCGCGCGCTGGGATGAGTCGGACGAGGCCGAGACCCAGTACGGCATCATGACGCGGCAGATGCACCTCTCCGCACTTAGCCCAACAACCCGCCGTAAGCACGCGCTACGCCACGCCCACCTTTACACCACCGAGGAGGTTCGGGACTGGTACAGCGTTGACGGTAACGCCATTAACTGCAAATGCACGCAGGTAGCCGTGCTGGTGGATGCCGAAGGCAAGCCGCTTAACCCGAACGTCGTCGACATGGCGAAGAAGCGGCTGGAGAAGGCGCAGAAGGCCGGACTTGTCGCCAACCATCTACATTGCGGCTGCGGTCACCACCACGCCGCATAACAGCGAGAACTCAGCATGCCATCTCAGATTCATATCAACCATAAGGTCGATAACAAAGCCATTCGCCGCGAGACCTACAACGGCCGTGAGCACGTGGTGATCCCGAGTTACACCCTGCCGGCCAACGTCATCATGAACGAGGAGTTTTATCCGGAGGCGGAGATCAGCGCGAACTACCGGACACTGGAGGGAACCCTGGCTCCGCTGGGGCATCCGATGGTGGATGGTCAGTTCGTCTCTGCGTTTTCTCCTGAAGGGCTGAATGTGGGCTTTATTGGCGCGTGGAACCGCAACGTCAGCCTGCAGGGCAACCGCGTTTATGCGGAAAAATGGATCGACGTGAACAAAGCTATGGAGTCCCCCGGCGGCGTGGAGCTGCTGCAGCGCATTGAGGCCATCGAGAAAGGCGAAACAACCGATCCTATCTGGTCCAGCGTCGCCGTTTTCCGTGAGCGCACCCCGGCACCCAAAGACCTGCAGGACCAGGGCGCGAAATGGGTAGTGAAAATCCATGCCATCGACCACGACGCCATCCTGCTTCACGAGCTACCCGCAGCGGGACCGGAGAAGGGCGTTGGCCTGATGGTTAACGCTGACCTTGCGACGCCGCTAAAAGCGAACTCCGGCGCGCTGGTGGGCGAATCCTACCGGGAGCGCGAGCAGCGCCTTGATCGTGCCGCTAAGGCCCGGTTTGCGCCCGGCGAGAACGAATATGCCTGGGTGGCTGACTTCACCGACATTCAGGTGGTCATCATCCGCAACGGGGGCAATGCCCAGGTGTTCGGCTACACGTCAGAGGGCGGGAAGATCACCTTCGATGACACCGGAACGCCGGTTGCCCGTCAGGAGTCCTGGGTAACTGTCGTAGCCAACAAAGTTAAATCTCTTTTCACTCCGCAGGATCAGCCTGCAACCAACCATCAAACGGAGGGCGACATGCCTTTAACCAATGAAGAAAAACAGGAGCTGATTACTGAGATCGGCAAGGGCCTAGCCGCTAATTTCGCCGATGCGCTGAAGCCTGTAACCGAGCAAATCTCAGCCCTTCAGGCAAACCACCAGCAGCTTGCCGAAACCCTGACTGCAAACACCCGGGCTGAAGAAAAAGCGATGCGTGATGCGGTGCAGGCGGTACACGGTGAGCTTGTGGCTAACGCCCTTTCAGGCCCGGCACTGAAAGAGATGTTTAGCAAGCTGGGCACTGCTGCGCCACTGGCGGGTAACTCGGCGCAGACGCCTGCCGAAACCGGCGCTCCGGACCCGTCCACTTACTTCCCGGCTTAACTTCCTGCTTAACCGGCCCGCAACCAACTTTAAAGGAGACCGCGCATGGCATCCCGCTATCGTCGCGTAAATATCGACGGGCAGTCGCTCTTCAGGACTGAAACCCGTACCACTGCCGCTGACCTGCTGCCGGGCACTGCGGCAATTATTAATGGCGAAGACGAGTTTGCGCAGGCTACCGCGCTGACCGGACGCCTCTACATTATCGACTGCGCCTATCATCAGGGGCTGGGCATTCGTGACACCGTACCGGAAGGTGATTCCGCCGTGGGCAACTACGTGGAAGAAGGGCGCGAGCTGGCGCTGCTGTGCGTGCCTGGCGCGTACAAAAAAGACAGCCCGATCAAACTTGGTGCTGCTGGCCAGTTCACGCTGGCCACTGACGACACCGACGCGGTGATCGGCTACAGCCAGGACGAAGCCACCATTGCGGCAGGCGCTACCGATTTCATCCGCGTTCGTATGCGTGTCGGCACTGCCGCAGCCGCCGCTGGCGCATAATTTAAGGACACACGCACATGTATTTTTCCCGTGAAACCCTGGCGACTAACCGTCGCCTGCATCAGCACTGGAACTCCCTCTGGTCCCAGCGCAACATCTGGGACACCTCTCACCGGCTTATGGTCAACCAGTACCGCGGTGTAATGGATGTCGAAACGCTGGCGGCCAATGCCCTGGCGGGCGATGGTCTGGGGCGTGAGTTCTGGGCTGAAATCGACCGTCAGGTTATTCAGCTGCGCGATCAGCAGGTCGGTATGGAGATCGTTAACGACCTGATGAGCGTTATGCAGGTCCTGAACATCGGCAAAACCGCAAAGCTGTACACCGTTGTCGGTGATATTGCCGGTGACGTGCAGGTAAGCCTGGACGGTCAGCCGCCGTACTCCTTCGATCAGACCGACTACGACAGCGATGGTGATCCTGTGCCGGTTTATACTGCCGGTTATGGTGTGAACTGGCGTCTTGCTGCTGGCCTGAACACTGTGGGTATTGATATCGCGCTGGATTCGCAGGCAGCCAAGATGCGCCAGTTCCATAAGCGTCGTGTTAAGGGCTACCTGGACGGGAATGCCAGCATCAAGGTGCAGAAGTACCAGTCTCAGGGGCTGCGTAATCACCGCAACACCGCAAAGATTAACCTCGGAGCCGGTGCTGGTGGGGTAAACATCGATCTCACTACCTGCAGCCCGGCGCAGGCTCTGACGTTCTTCGGTGCTACGGGTCCGTTCGGGCTGACTGCCCGCGCAAACCAGGTCACCGTCTATGATGTGCTGTGGCTGAGCCCTGAAATCATGGCAAACCTCTCGAAGCCGTACACGATTGAGGTCGGTAACGGTGCAAATGCCATCGTGAGCGGTACCGTTCTGGATGCCATCCGTAAGTTTATGCCCGTGAAAGATATCCGCATGACCTACGCGCTCAAGGGTAACGAGTTCCTCGCCTACGAACGCCGTCAGGATGTGGTTTCACCGCTGGTTGGTATGGCTGTCGGCGTCATTCCGCTGCCGCGCCCGCTGCCGCAGAGCAACTACAACTTCCAGATCATGTCTGCGGAAGGCCTGCAGATCAAACGTGACGACGAAGGCCACTCCGGTGTGCTTTACGGCGCGAACCTGGGCTAAGGAGAACTCATGGCTAAATACGAAGTTATTCGCCCCTGGCACGGCGTGACGGTTGGTGATGTGGTGGAGTTTGAAAGCCTCCACCCGGCCTTGAAACCAAACGTCCGCCTGATGCGTGGCGAAGCTGGTGGTGCGCTTACCCCGGCAACGCCCGGTGCAGGGAACGATGGCAAATCCCGTAAGGAGATTATCGCCGATCGCCTGAAAGAGCTGGGCATCGAGTTCAAAGGCACTCTGGGCGCTGAAAAGCTTTCGGAGCTGCTGCCGGAAGGTGAGTTCGAAAAACTCTTCCCCGCTGAATAACAGCCGCCGCTCAGGCGGTTTTTTTATGCCCCGTTCCTGCGGGGCCTCTTATTTCAGGAGTCAGCCATGGTAAATCCCGAACAGGCGCAGCAGTACCTAAGCGGTCAGGGGATTACCCTGCCTGATTTCGTGCTGGCGGCGCTGGTGGAGCAGGTAAACGGCATCGAAACGTGCCTGAGCCTGCATTATCCGGCCGCGACAGCGATGCTTATCCAGCTTTACCTGCTGGCGCTGATGGGACTAGGGCAGGGTGATAAATATCTTTCCAGCCAGACCGCGCCAAACGGCGCTTCCCGGTCGTTCCGCTACCAGTCTTTTTCCGATCGCTGGAAAGGCGCGCTGAACTTGCTGCGCGGGCTGGATAAACACGGCTGCGCGACGACGCTCATCCCGCCCGACCCTACTGCCACACCTGCGTTCGGCGGCATCTGGATCGGCAAGGGTGGCTGTATGTGCAACGGGGGCCGCTGATGGCCCTGATATCCGTTAAGCAGCGGCTGCCGGAGCCGTTTACAAAAGTCTGGGTGCTGACTGACAGCGGCAGGAGGGTGACCGGCTACGTCAAAAGCAACGGCGAGTGGTTCATCTTCTGTCGCGAGGTCGCCGCCACAAAGCCGGAAATCATCCGCTGGGAGGAGCCATGAGCGCTACAGCGAACTGGGTCTACACCAACCTTGCCACTGTCTATCCACGCACCTATGACGACTGGAGCAGCACCTGGGCGACTGGCGAGCCTTACCTCATTGACTGTACGTGGGAGGTGAACCAGGAAGAGTCCATAGACGATGCCGGTATTGAGTTCACTACCAACCTGATCATTTCCACTGAGCTGAAGCACAACGGCGCTGACGTGCGTAAACCGCTGCGTAACGATTATGTCGCGGTAGGCGACACCACGGGTGAACCGGATCCGGTTAAGGCGAAAGGCGACGTGATCCGGGCGGTCAAAATGTGGGATATGTCGTTCTTCGAAGAGGAGCCCGACTACAAAATCCTGACGTCTAACCGCAACTCCCTCGGGGCCTGATTTTACAGGAGGTCAGTATGCCGGTTAAGGGCATCAAAAGCGTTCAGATGAACACCAGAAAGCTGCTCGGCCAGATAGCCGGGCCGGTGACCGGGCGGGTGATCACCGAAGTCATGATTGTGGGCATAGGCTATTCCGCGCAGATCACGCCGATGGATACCTCCACGCTGGTGAACAGCCAGTTCCGTGAGTTGAGGCCCATTCCGAAAGGCATGACCGGCCACGTCGGTTATACCGCCAGCTATGCCGCACGGGTCAACGCAGCGCCGGGCACCCTTAAAGGCCAGCCGCGGGCGAACGGCAACGGCAATTACTGGGATCCGAATGGCGAGCCGGACTTCCTGAAAAACGGCTTTGAACGTGACGGTATGAACGACATCCGGGACACCATCCGGCGAGGATACAAACTATGACCCGCAGCGAGGTTTATGACGCTCTTCGCGCCTGGCTCCAGCAGCACGGTTTTGATACCGGCTACCGAGTGCAGAAGCGCTTTTTCACTGAGCATGAGGACTCACAGAACGAGCGCTATCTCATCATTCAGCAGAACGGCGGCGGAGGTGACGAGCAAGCCATCTCCCGTGATTATTTCCGCATCATCCTGCTGACCGGCCAGAACGATCCCGGTATCGATGCCGTGGAAAATAATGCTGATGCTATCCGCCGGGCCATGAGCCTGGAGTATCAGACCGAATGCATCATCCTGATGCAACCAGTCGGCGGCGTCCCCGCCTTCAGAACCGAAGAGGGCCGATTGGCCTTCGAAATCAACTTCAGAACCATCATTTCCCAGTAACGGAGTAAAAACTTATGGCCGGATGTGAATCAGGTGCTTTCACAGGGCTCGCTGTCGCCGTTTATTATGCGATCGGCTGTCCTGAGGTTCAGCCAGCAGCGAACCAGTACAGGCGCCTCGGTATGATGCGCGGCAAAACCACGGGCGTGGAGTGGGAGACTGCCGACGCAACGGGCGACCAGAGCGCGGCATTTACCCAGGAAAACGTCACCACCTATAAAAACGTGTCTTTCTCCGGTGACGGTGTGAGCCGTAAGGAGGCGATCTATGGTCAGCGGGCCATGAAACGCCACGTCTACAGCCCGTCAGCGGAAACCAGCAACCAGCCGTATGTCTGGCTGAAAATCATCTCCCCGCTGGATATCACCGAGGGGCCGTTCCTTGTCACGAGCTGGCAGGACGAAGCGCCCCACGATGATGTGGCAACCTGGTCGCTGGAAGCCTCGAGTGCGGGCAATATCGATGTGCGCGACGTGGGCGATACCATCACTATCACGACCCAGCCGCAGAGTCGCACGCTGGAAGAGGGCGACACGCTGACACTGACCGTGGCGGCCACCACCAGCGGCAGTTCTCCCTTGAGCTATCAATGGCAGCGGGACGGTCAGGATATCGGCGGGGCGACGTCAGCAACGTACACTAAAGCCAGTGTGACCGCGGCAGACGACGGGACCTATGCCTGCGTTGTGTCATCCCCAACGGCCAGCAGCGTATCGTCCGGCTTCGCGAACGTCGTAGTCACAGCTTAATTACGGGGCTTCGGCCCCTTTGAGGTTTTATGCAGGTCATCACTGATATCGGCCAGGCGGTGATCCGCGCTGGTGGCCGCGAGATATTCCTCAACCCCTCATTTCTGGCGATGTCCCGGATCGGCGCGCCGGAGGATATCGTCAGGCTGTTCGTCACCGTGCATGCCGGGCACTATCCGACACACCGTATTAGCGAACCGACCATCATGCGCGATGTGCTGGCCCGCTGCTTTGCAGAAATGGCGACGGCAGCGGCCAGGGTAGTTACCGCCTGCTGTACAGAGAACATCAGCCAACTGATCGGCACATACAAGGTCACAACGAAAGGCAAGTTGTTCTACCGGCCCGGCCTGCTGCCAGTTGCTGACGTGATAGAGCTGGCCCGACATCTGATCCGCCACGGTGTGATGGGTGACCAGCCGCCGGAGCAGCTAAAGGGGCAAAAAAAAGAGTATTCCAGTAAATTTGATGTCCGGTCATTCGTCTACATAGCCGTTGCTCACCTCGGCATGAGCGAGGCGGACGCCTGGAGCATGACAATGACCAGCTTCCGCGCCGCAATGAACGCCAAGTTCCCGGTGAAGGATAAAGATAAGATCCCGACAGAAGATGCCTATGACGAGGTTATGGACTGGGCTGACAAAATGGTTGAAATCGACACGCAAAGGAATCACATGTAGTTCACGTCCGTTTAAAATACAAACTTACCTGAGGATTTCTACTAACTTTGGTAGGCCGCCAATGGCGGGGAAGTGATGTTAAGATGTTTCTGATTGCAATCAATGGAAACATCTAATGAAAAAGGTAGTTGCTGTTGCGCTTGGAGCGCTTTTATTATCTGGCTGTACAATCCGTGTTGCTGACATGACTGTTGGCAGCACCAAAAACTATAACCTGAACTCTGCTAAATTTGTGAAAGGCGCGCGGGTCACTGGTGAAGATACAGCACCAGTATTTATCTTCCCGCTGGGCATTCCAAACGTTAAGACTGCAATGGATCGCGCAATTGAAAAGAACCGCTGCGCAGTAGCTTTGTCTGACGTTGTTGTTACGCAGCTAAACCACGCGTTTATTGTTGGCCAGATTGGCTACCGTATCGAAGGCACCTCGGTAATTGACCGTAGCCAGCCGGGTTGCGAAAACGCTAACTGATAATTAAGCCACCTCAGGGTGGCTTTTTTGTATCCCTTATCTGAGATCAAAAAATCACCCACCACGTTGCGCTGACGCACTCACCTGATAGGATTAGCCTCATCTTTTACTGATGGGGATAGGGATATGAAGAAGTTACTTCTTTTAGGCTTTACCATGCTTTCTTTTTCAGCGATAGCCGGGGCATACCAAATACAAGTGCCTACCGACTCGAAAGCAACTTACACCGTGCTGGAGAAAAAATCTCAGGGGCCACTGAGAACTATTACGACAAAAAGAGAAGGATCATCTGGCGTCACGTTTTCCCAGCGAATCTACAATTGCGAAGCAAACGAAGTTAAATATCTCGGCTCTGGCGATAGCCTTGAAGAGATGAAAAATTCGAATCCTGACCCTAACATGTCACCCATAGTAAGCGAATCTATTGCATACTATTTGGGCAGGGAGGCCTGCAAATAAACCAAACCCGCTCCGGCGGGTTTTTTTATGCCCGGAGAATAAGAATGGTACAAAATGTTGGTGGTATTGAGTACACCATTAAAGCTGAGACAGCAGAGCTCCTGACTGCTGGCAAAGATGTAAATCGTGTTACCTCCAAGATGGAAGGCGATCTCAGCAAGGTAGATAAGGCAGCCGACAGGCTTAGTACTGGCCTTAACAGAGTAGGTGTCGCTATTGCAGGGGCATTTACCATTCAAGCGGCACAAAGGATTATTGAAATTGCAGATAGCATGAACACGCTGCAAGCAAGGATAGCAAGGCTTTCACCTGATGCAGAGAAAGCTCGTGAAACTATGTCATCTCTTTCAGCTATAGCCTCTGGCTCTGGGAGTAGCCTGGAAGAAACTGAAAGGCTTTGGGAGTCCTTGACAACCGCATTAAAAGAAACCGGAGCGACAAACAAGCAAGTACTCTCATTAACTGACACACTGCAGAAAATAGGCACAGTCGGTGGCTCATCCATCGAAGAAATGGCGAACGCGCTTAGACAGTTTGGACAGTCCATTTCTGGCGCAATTATCAGAGCAGAGGAGTTCAACTCCATTCTTGAACAAATGCCAGAGCTCGCCAGGCAGATAGCGGCAGGAATGGGGGTATCAATCGGCAGTCTGCGCAAAATGATGATTGAAGGTAAACTAACAGCTCAGGATGCTCTTAATGCAATTCAAAAACAGTCGCAGAATGTTAATGAAGAATTCAGTAAAATGCCTGTCAGTATCGACAGAGCAAAAAACAGCTTGGATGTAGCATTCAAGAATGCAATAAGCGATTTGAACCAAGCCATTGGGCTTACATCTACGCTGGCTGGGCTCATGCAAAGCGTTGCTGATAACCTTAACTTCTACAATAACAATGCTGGCAACGCTGCAAGAATGCCCAAATTGATAAAATTGCAGCAAGAGCTGAATGATGAAGTTAAGGATGGGCAAAGATGGTACGAAACCGACGATAATTTCCAAGAAAGGCGAATTAGTGCAGCATTTAAGTTAAAGCAGATAGAGGCAGAAATATCGCACCTGCGAGCACAGGCCGCTAATGATGCCAAAAATGGTGGTACTTTTAATGCGCCTGCTACTACAGGGGATGATAAAGCCACTCAAAAATTATTGCAAAATGCTCAGAGAAGGCTGGCGCTTTCTAAGGTTGAAGGTGAGGCGCGAGCTAGGTTAATGGCGCAGTACGATGCTGAGGATGCGGGCTGGAAAAATAACGATCCACGCATTAAACAGCTTCAAGACGAGTATGCTCTGACGGAGCATAACAGTGCTGCGCTGAAAAAAAATAACCAAGAGTCTAAAACATCAGCCACTCAAGCAACTGCTATTGCTGCGAAGCTGGATAATTTAAAGCAAGAGGCAGAACTTGTTGCAGACTCGACGCAAAACCTGACAAGAGAGCAGCAACTTCTCCGAGCTGAACAATCTCTTGGAGCTAAGGCCACTGATGAGCAAAGAAACAAGGCAAGGCAATATAAACAAACAGCTTTAGATGCAGCTGATGCTGCTAAAGGTTTTGCAGTTGCTCTTCAGGCAATCCCTGAAGATGCGGAGAGTCGCTCATATGAAGACTCAATAACTGCAATCAAAGCGGCATTCAAAGCCCAGCTTATTAGCAAAAAGCAATACGATCAGGCATCAGAACGGTTGGAAGCTGATCATCAAATTAGATTGGCAAAAATTCGAGCCCAGCAGACGGTAACCCCTCAACAGTCAGCACTCGGTGAAATTGACCCTCTTCAGCAGCTTGCAAACCAGCACGCTCAAGAGTTGGCAATGATCCAGCAGTTCGAAACCCAGAAAGGGCAGATAACCCAGCGCGGGCTCGAACTTATGAATGCTGCTAACACCGAATATGAACAGCAGCGTATCGCAGCGCAGTGGGAAATCTTCCGCAACCAGAGCCAGGCTAATGAGCTGCTGGCATCTTCCCTTGATGGTCTCCAGAGCGGTGCGAGTAGCGCCATTACCGGCCTGCTAAGCGGAACGCAAAGCCTTCAGGAAGCCTTCGCCAACATTGGTACCACCATCCTGAATGGTGTTGTCAGTAGTCTTGTACAGATGGGGATTGAGTGGGTTAAAAGCCAGATGATGGGCCAGGCAGCCGCTGCCGCATCCCTGGCTTCAACTATGGCCCAGGCAACTGCGGCGGCTTCCGCATGGGCTCCGGCGGCAATCAGCGCCTCCATTGCAACAATGGGAAGCGCTAACGCTGTAGGTCAGACTGCATACGCGGGATCGCTACTGGCTGCGAAAGGCATGGCGGTAGCCGGTGCGCGTCGCTACGGCGGCAACGTCTCTGCAGGCAATGCCTACCGCATCAATGAAAACGGCCAGTCGGAGATATTCCAGACGGCTGGCGGTCAGCAGATGTTTATTCCGAACCAGTCAGGGAAGGTTATTCCGGCGGATAAGGCTGGTGGTGCTACATCATTCAACCCGGTAATGAACCTCACCATCAATACTACTGGCGGGATAAGCAATGAGGAATTAGCGAGAATGCGTAAGGTCTGGAACAACGATATGTTGAAAATGCTGATCGACCAGCAACGCCCCAATGGCGTACTCCGGAGGAAATGATGGCAGAATTATTTTCCTGGAAGCCCCAGCGGAGCTACAGCGTTGATCGCACGCCGAACATTGCCGTCGTTAAGCTGGGCGATGGGTACGAGCAGCGGCAGGTTAAGGGCATAAATCCGCTGATGGTGAAATACAGCCTGGTGTTTCGCGGTGTAGGGGGGCCATGCAGGGCTAACGCGGCAAAGGAGGCTGAAGCTTTCCTGCGGGCGCGTATGGCGGTCGAGTCCTTCTACTGGACGCCATCCGATACGGGGGTGCAGGCGCTGTTTGTCTGTCGATCCTGGGGCATGGTCAAGAACGGGCCGCTGTACGAACTGACGGCCACATTTGAACAGGTACCACGTTAAGCCACCTCCGGGTGGCTTTTTTTATGGGAGATTTTCGTGCGCGACATTCCACCAGAGCTAATTATCGACAGCGTTGATGCCGGAGTCGGCGCGTTTATCGATCTCTTTGAGGTTGACCTGCAGCCATTCGGCGGCGACGTTCTCCGCTTTCATTCGGGCACGAACGGTTATTTCGGCGATGTCATCTGGCGCGGCCTGGCTTACCCGGCGTACCCGATCGCTGTAGAGGGCTTTGAGTTTAAAAACGAGGGCACCTACGCCCGGCCAACAATGGCGGTCGCGAATATCTCCGGACTTATTTACGGCATTAACCACGATTTTAATGATCTCTACGGCGTGGTGGTCACCCGCCGGCAGGTGCCGGTTAAATACCTGGATGCGGTGAACTTCCCGAATGGCAACCCGGACGCAAACCCGACAATGGAGGCGGTCTCGCACTACGTTGTGGAGGGGATGACAGAAGAGACGTTCGAGCAGGTGACGTATGAGCTGGCGACGCCTGTGGACTGCGATAACGCCATCATACCGGCGCGCACCATCCTGGCCGACGTGTGCCAGTGGCAGTACCGCGGAACCGGGTGTAACTATGACGGTCCGCCGGTAGCAGATGAGCGTGATAACCCCACCACCGATCCGGCAAAAGATAAATGCTCACACCGCCGCTCCGGCTGCCGCTTCCGTTACCCGCGTCCCGAGCCGATGCCAATCAGCAGTTTCCCCGGCTCCCAGAAGGTGTCCTGATGCAGGAATTACTCGCTTATGCGGCCACGTCGCAGGAGGAGGTGTGCGGCCTGATCATCGATAGCACCCGGCTATTTCCCTGTCGCAACATTCACCCCAGTCCGGAGAGTCATTTCCGGATCAGCGATGACGACTGGCTTGCGGCGGAGAAAGAGGGCGAGGTGACCGCCATATTTCACTCACACCCGATGAACTCCCCGGTGCTGTCCGGCGCTGACCGCCGGGCGCAGGTTGTAACAGGTCTGCCTTGGTGGCTGGCGTGCAACGGTGCGCTGCGTAAGTTCCGCCCGGTACCACATCTGCTGGGCCGCCGGTTTCAGCATGGCGTCACAGACTGCTACACGCTGTTTCGCGACGCCTATCACCTGGCTGGTGTGGATCTGCCGGACTTTGAGCGGACAGATGGCTGGTGGCTGCGTGGTGAAAACCTCTACATCAAAAATATGGCAGCCAATGGCTTTCACCCGGTCCCTGCCAGCGATGCACAGCCCGGCGATGTGATCATCCGCCAGCCATTCCCGGGCGCTGACCCCTGCCACGCGATGATCCTGCTTGAAAGCGGCAAGGTGCTTCATCACGACTGCGCCGGGCACCTCAGCAGGCGCGAGGATTATCGGCTGGCCTTTATGAGGCAAACCCATTCTATCTGGAGGCACGAAAGATGCTCCGATTTAAATTTAGCGGGCATTTACGCCGATATTTCAGCGAAATCGAATTAGCCGTCGATACACCTGCGCAGGGGCTGCGCCTTCTGCTGGCGCAGGATCGCGCCTTCAAAAAGGCTTTTCTGGCGACGCCTGTGCAGATCCGCATTGATGGTGATGAGCTGGACGATGATAACGCGCGCTTACACATGGACCGCCAGCTGGATAGCGGAGCCACCATAACCTTTGTCCCGGTTGTGCAGGGAGCAGGGCTGGAAACCGGCACCATTGTTGCCATCGTGGCCATCACGATGTCAGTCGCTTCGGTTGCTTACTCGCTGTACATGTCCCGCAACATGAAAACCAAAACCTCAGCCGAGGCAGCGGAAAACAACACCATCACCAACAACTCATTCACCAGCACCGAGAGCCGTGTCGGCCAGGGTCATCCGGTCCCGATTCTGCTGGGTGAAATGGTGGTGGCTCCCAACGTGGTATCCCTCGGCATCGACACGTCGAATAACCAGGACTGGGATATTTCTATCAGTTAAGGTGAACATATGTCTTCTGGCGGCGGCAAAGCAAAAACCCCCAAACTCCTCGACGATAACCTCAAATCCAAACAGTTTTACCAGGTGCTGGACCTCATCAGCGAGGGGCCAATTTACGGCCCGGTGGATCAGGAACACCTGTCCTCGTTTATGCTGAACAATACGCCGGTTACCGACGCCCGCGGCAATATCAGCATTCCCGGCATCAGCGTCGCCTGGCGGCCTGGCTCAGAGTTCCAGAGCCCGATTAATGGCTTCGCTGCCGTCCAGGCCTCAACCATCGTTAATGCAAATGTAACCTTTGATACGCCACTGGTGCGTACCGTCAGCGACTCAGATGTGACGCGCGTGCGCCTGAATATCGGCGTTACCGGACTGGTGCAGCAGGACACCAAGGGCAACCAGCAATACAGCACTGTCACCATGGTGATTGAAACCCGCACGGCTAATGGTGCGTGGGAAATTCAGAAAACAGTGAGTATCACTGGCAAGAACTCCGGGGAATACCTGGAAGCACATCTTATCGATGCTCCAGACGTTAAACCGTTCGATATCCGTGTCCGCCGCATTACCCCGGACAGCCTCAGCGATCTGCTGGCGAACGGCACCATCTGGAACAGCTACACCGAAATCACCGATGACAACCTGTCGTACCCGTTCTCGGCTATGGTCGGGACCGTAATCGACCGTGACCAGTACACCGATACACCGAACCGCACCTATCACCTGCGGGGCCTGATCGTCGATGTGCCGGATAATTACGATCCGGTTACCCGCACCTACTCCGGGCTGTGGCTGGGCGACTTCAAAAAGGCATGGACTAATAACCCCGCCTGGCTTTTTCGCGAGCTGGTGAAAAACGAGCGGTTTGGCCTGGCCCGTCGCGCCGGTTATATCAATGTTGATGACGGCATGCTGTACGTCCTGTCTCAGTATTGCGACCAGCTGGTAAACGACGGCTACGGTGGGCTCGAACCGCGCCTGATGCTTAACGCCTATGTAACCGAACAAATCAGCGCGCGTGAGCTGCTGGATAAAATCGCAGGCATGTTCCGGGGCATTGCGCTGTGGGATGGTATGCGCCTGACGGTCATGCTGGACGCGCCGCAGGATCCGATCGCCACCATCACAAACGCCAGTGTGGTTGACGGCGAGTTTTCCCGTAGCTCTGTTAAGCGCGCCGAAAAATACAATGCCGTGGTAGTTTCCTGGACTGATCCGGATAACGGCTGGGAACAGGTGAAGGAGTACGTTTCTGACGATGACGAGATCGCCCGGGGCATATATAACGAGACCACGCTGGAGGCGTTTGGCTGTACATCCCGCGGGCAGGCATGGCGAGCCGGGAAATGGCTGCTGGAAACGGCAAAGTGGGAGAGCAGCCGCTTAACATTCCAGATGGCGCGCGATGCCATTAGGTTCACACCCGGCGATATTGTTGAGATCATGGACAACAACTATGCCGGGACGCGCCTGGGTGGGCGCATCATGGCCCATTCAGGGAAAGTGATTACCGTTGATGCTGACGTTTCTGAGCTGGTATCGCCGGGCGACAGCATGTCGATTATGGATCGCACCGGGAAAATGAGCAGGCATGAGATCGCCAGCGTTGCGGGGCGCAATATCACCCTGCGCAATGCGCCAGCCTGGGTACGTGACGGCACCGTTTTTGCGATCTCCACCAGCGAGGTATCGGTCCGGTTATTCCGAATCCTCAGCATCGCCGAGACGGAGAACAACTCCGTTTACAGCATCACCGCTGGGCAGCATGACCCGAACAAACAGGCCATTGTTGACGATGGTGCAGTGTTTGATATCCCGAATGACACCCTGAACGGGTACCGGGTACCGAACATTGAAAACCTGCGCATCCTGAATACCAACAGCGAGACCGTGCAGGTTACCGCCACGTGGGAAACGGCTACCACCACCAAAAAGCTGGTGTTTGAGCTCTGTGTTTATAACGAGGCTGGTGCGGTTGTGGCGCAGTACGAAACCGACCAGTTTCGCTATGAGTTCTACGGCCTGAATGCCGGGAGCTACACGCTGGGTGTGCGTGGCCGCAACGAGAACGGGATGAAGGGGGCCGAGACGCAGGTTAGCCTGATTATCGGCGCGCCGCGCCCGCCTAACTCTGTTCAGTGGATCCCGGGGCCGCTCCAGGCGACGCTGGTACCGGTTATGTCGGTCACTGCCACTACGGATACTTCCTTCGAGTTCTGGTACGCCGGGGAAACGCCAGTACCACCAACTGTCGATATCGAAAACAGCACGCAGTTTCTTGGCCGGGGGTATCAGTGGACCATCCAGCAGCTGAAATTTGATCACACCTACTACGTGTACGTCCGCACCCGTAACGCCTTTGGCGTGTCTGATTTTGTTGAGGCCTCGGGTAAACCAACCGACGATTTCAGTGATATCACTGACGCTATCCTGGATCAGATTGCAGAGACTGAACTCTTCAAGGACCTGATCGAGAACGCCGTAAACAGCAACCAGACCATCGCCGACATGGCTGCATCTATTGCAGATAATGCCGAACAGCTGGCGGCCGCTGTCGGCGCAACCCGGGAAACCGCCGAGGGGATTATCCAGAATGCTCTTGCGATCTCCGAGGTGGCGTTCCGGCAGTCTGCCCAGCAGGGTGCTAACTCCGCTCAGTTTGAGCAGCTGCGCGAGGTGATCGCGATGGAAACTGAGGCGCGGGTTACCGATGTCACCCGCCTGGATGCGGAAACCGAAGCTAACGCGGCAGGCATTACCGAAGTGCGCCAGGCGCTGGCCAGTGAAACGGAGGCGCGGGCAACGGCGGTTAATCAGCTTACTGCAGCCACTAAAACAGCTTCAGAAAAAGCTGACGCGGCAGTGGAGGAGTCCGCAAAGAATACCGCGGCGATCACCGAGCTCGATCAGGTTGTCACGACGCTGGACAGCTCTACTGCCTCACGTTTCGAGGAGATCACCGGCAAAACGGATACTGCCAGTGGCGGGGTACAGAACACGGCGATCGCGCTGATTCAGAGCACCCTGGCGAACGTCAACCTGCAGCAGCGCCTGAGCGTGCAGTACGGTGATAATAAAGCCGGGATTACGCGCGTTGACAACGTGATGGCCGATGCCAACCGTGCCGTCAGTGAGTCGCTGAAAACGCTGGACGCAGCGGCAGGCGGCGGAACGTCTAACGTCACCGACCTGGCCAGAACGCTGGCTGATTTCTCGTCAGTTTCGGCGCAGAAAATCAACTCGATGACGGTGACCCTGAACGGGCAGACGGCGGCGATCACCCAGAACGCCCAGGCTACAGCGGACCTCAGCGGCAACATCAACGCGATGTACAACATCAAAGTCGGTGTTTCCAGTAACGGCATGCTCTACGCAGCGGGTATGGGGATCGGTGTACAGAACAGCCCCAGCGGGATGCAGTCACAGGTGGTGTTCCTCGCTGATAGGTTTGCGGTTATGACGCAGGTTGGCGGTGCTGTCACCCTGCCGTTTGTTATCCAGAACGGGCAGACATTTATCCGCGACTCGTTCATCCAGGACGGAACGATCACCAACGCCAAAATCGGCGCATTCATCCAGTCCAATAACTATGTGCCGGGATCGTATGGATGGCGTCTGGATAAGGGGGGCACGTTTGAGAACTATGGCAGCGATGCGACCGGCGCTATGAAGCAGACCAACACCACCATCAGCATCAGGGACGCAAACCGTCTGCGGGTACAGATCGGCAAAATTACGGGGGTATTCTGATGGCACTGGGGATTCAGGCATGGGGAGTCCAGACGTGGGATGCCAACGGTAACCCGAATAACTACGGGCTGGTGCCGATAAGCGTTCTGGGTTTTTTTTCAGTGGCTGCCGGACAGCAGTCTGGTGCGGCGAGTTATACGGTACCTGCGGGATTCATGCTGGAGTTTTTGCATGTAACCTCCAGCGACAGCTACACCACAGCGCGCCGCTCCATTACGGTGTCAGGAGGCACTATCACCCTGGGCGCGGCGGCGGATAATAATTTTGGTGCCGGTACCTATCCGGCTATTAACGGCTTCGTTATTGCTTATCTGAGGGCTGCTTAATGGACTGGGGAGCATTACTGGTAACTGAGAACGGTGCGCCATTTATCACGCCTCAGTCGATACCGCTGGCAATGTACAGCAAAAAAAGCGCTGCCATCTCTGGCTCTGCCGGTGCGGTCACAACTGTTTCAGAGGCGTTTCCCTCCGGCAGGCCTGTTATCCCGTTCGTGTACTCGACCACTAACTGTGTTGTCAGTTACACGGTAGGCGGGAATGTCTGCACTGTGACATTCCGCAACTCAACGGCGGCGGGCATGGCTTATGTTTATTTTTTCACGATTTTCGAGCAGCCGCTACCGGACTGGGGGATTGCCATCTGGGACGAGCAGGGCGTGTGCATTCTGACAAACGAGACACGGGTACTTACTGACGTGCAGGCGGTCGGCACTAACGGCAGTGACAGCGCCGGTTTTTCGATTAATACCACGCTGCCCGGTAAATTTGGCATCGTTCCGTCAATATCCGGCCTGGCGACAGGTGTGATCCTCGATGGTGGTACCCGGCCCTGGTCCTCGCAGTATTTCTTTTCAGCGGTATTCAACGGAGGCACTACCCAAATCGGGCAGGCCACCACCGGAGGAACCGCCGGGAGCGGCGTATCGAACCTCGCTTACCACAACATGAAAAACAGCGTTTACGCGCTGAACCTCGCTAACTACGACTGACAGCCACCCACATTCCACACAGAACTCGCCGAGAGCGGGTTTTTTATTGTCCGGAGAAAATATGATTTACACCACTGGCACGATAGCCGGCAGCGGCAGCACGCTCACCGGTACCGGCACTAATTTCACAGCAGCGGGTAGCCTGATCCGTAACGGCTGCACTGTTATCGCGCTGACCAGCCCGCCGCAGGCATTTCAGATCACCGGCGTTAACAGCGCCACGCAGCTGGCAGTGTCACCTGCAGTAAACCCTGCAATCCCGGCAGGCACCCGCTACGCGATCCTGCTCAGTGATTCACTTAGCGTTGACGGCCTGGCGCTGGATATTGCTGAGACGTTCGGCATGTATCAACGCTACATGGGAGGGTTTGCTGACGTAGTGCAGTCCAGCGGCATTGTGACGATCACCATCAATGGTAAACCCGTCACCGTGCCGGGCCTACAATCAGTCGTTCAGAAAGACTCGACCGGAACGGTGCCGGTTTCTCTTGGTGGTACCGGCGCTCCGACTGCTGCGGGAGCCCGAAAAAACCTGGGGCTGGGTAGCGCGGCTCTGGCTGATATTGGTCTGAATAACGGTGACGTCATGACGATGGGCGGTTCCAACTACTGGAACGCCATCAGGATCTCATCGGTATTCGATTACAATACTGTTTCAGCGTTCCTGTCGACGTATCAGCAAACGCCATCATTCCCCGGAACAGGGCAGGGTACGATTATTAATACGGCTATGGAATCGAACAATAAATATGGTTCCCGCTGGATTGGTGACTCCTCAGGCGTGCCTTATTTCCAGGCAAAAATAAATGATGTCCTTTCCGACACTTATAAAATCTGCGCGATCGGCAAAACGGTCACAGCCGACGCAAATGGATTTATTAAGTTGTCCTCTCCTGTCATAAAACTATTCACTGATGGCACATGCGAAGCGAACGAAGAAGCCGAAGGCGTAACTGCTACTCGCGCGTCAGTTGGCGTATACAAGGTAACAGGATCCGCCGGGCTAAATAGCGACGGTATCTGGACCATCGAAATTCCACAGGACCTCAACGGCAACAGGCTTTGTTTTGTTGACGTTAAGACAACTAAAAGCGGGGTGATAACGCTATCCGTATTTAGACGTCGTTTCGACATCGATACAGCAATGGTGGTTGCAGGTGAGCCGATGGATATTCCTGACGGGCGCTGGCTGGATCTGCGTCTCGATATGCCAGCTAATTCTGTGTATAACCAGAAGCGCCTGGCCGCAGAACAGGCCTTGCCAGAAACCGATACCAGCGCTTCAGATCAATAGGGCGCACCGTCTTGATCTGGCCCCTCTCTGAAAATACTGTTTATATATACAGTATTTAACAAGGAGGACCATAGAGTGGCTAAATATTCAGACATCGGGACCGCGTTCGGGGCTGCGGTCAAACGGGAACCTAACGGCAGGCTGGTTGTAACGTCCGTTGATTTTGTGCGGGAGTTAGAGAAGCTCCACCATCACTGTTCTCTGAGCCAGGCTAACGCCTGGATTGAGCGGTACCAGACGTATTTTCGGGACTACATCCCGCACGAGGGCGAGGACCGGTGCTATTTCATGATTGGTATGGGGAGGATCATGTAAATGGGATTTCCATCTCCGGCTCAGGACTACGTTCAGCGCCCGCTGTGCCTGAACGAGTTATTCAACGTAAACGGCAATACGCTGCTGATTGAGACGTCGCGCGGCTGGGCAGTGATCGATAAGTCGCGACGGCCAACTCAAGGCATTGTGCTGCTGGTGAATGTTGATGGTTACAACCAGTTCGCCAGGTGGATGGGCGACGCGCTGATAACGGAAGACGGCGAGGCGATCAAGGGGGCTGCGGCGGAAGAGGTCGAGGTGATGGGCGGGGTGACGCACTTCATCAACAGCACCTATGCAGATCATATCAAGGGTCTATTGATAAATCTTCATACAAAGTAGCGACACTTTTTGTGATTTAACATGACTTTAACTGAATAGTTCGAGGCATATATCTTTAAAGCTGAAACTGAATGATGATATTGTGAATAAGATATTTTCGACAATGTTATCAGCAAACTCACGGGACTTAACCTAAATTAAATTGTGCCAATGTACAGGTTCGCAATAACATATAAACGTTAATTAATAGCGCAGCAATTCTCTGGGGGTTGTTACAGAA